ATGTTAAAGTTGATGAAATATGAGCTTCGGAAAACCGCATTTTCCAAACTGGTTCTGTTGGTGATCACAGCAGTTGCAGAAATTGCATTTTTAATAGGTGTATTTTGGAAAAAGGATAATATTCTGGCAATGGGAATTATTTTCCTGGTCATGTGTACAATATTTGGTGTTATCTACATTGGTATAGAGAGTGTAAATGTTCTCCATCGTGACCTGAATACCAAACAGAGTTATATGTTATTTCTCACACCAAAGAGCAGTTATCAGATTCTGGGAGCCAAGATCCTGGAAAATGGAATTTCCATTATCATGGCAGGCGCATTTTTTGCAGCGCTGGCAGCCATTGATGTGACAGTTGCAACTCTTTACATTGGCGGTCTGAAAGAGATGATCAATCTGGTGAGTTCCTTTATGGAAGTAAACTGGTCCGTGACTTTTACTCCGGCAGAAGCAGCTTTCTATTTCTTTGGTCTTCTGGCAAGCTGGATCGTCTTCATTGTGAATGCTGACCTGTCCGTGATCTTATCCGCCAGTGTCCTTGCAGGCAAAAAAGGCAGCGGCATCGCCGGCTTCCTTATCTTCCTGGTAATATCTTCTGTTATTGGGAAGCTGCTGGATCTCATTCCGGTTCTGAAAAGTATGGAACTTACTTTTGTCCTGTATATTGCAGCATCATTTGCCATTGCGGCAGTGCTGTATGTAATCAGCGGCTGGATCATGGAGAAGAAGCTGAGCGTATAATAGAAAACGCAGGATCAGAAGGTTAGAGCGTCAAAAAAGATCTATTTCAAAACAGGGCATTACCTGCTTCTCGTTGAGGAGTAAGTAATACCCTGTATTTTTTTACTTAATCAGGCGTTTTTTGAATTAGTACTGACCACTCTGGCCGCTCTGTCCTGCGGACATGGATCTTTCCTGCGCCTCGATCATCTTTTTAACTCTACATTCAGAACAACACAAGATATTTAGTAGGAAAACTTGCATTAAGACACAAGATATGGTATTTTTCAAATATAAGTACCTTTTAGCACTATAAGAGAAAAAATGGGAGTGGAATCAATGATACATACAGCTTATGACGTAATGAAAGAGTTTTTAATCACGGATGCAGACCTTGATGGTAAGTACGGAATACCGAAAATTCCAAAGACTTTTATCCATCCAGGCAAAGATACTGTAGACTTTGCAGAGAGCTTCAGTAGAAAGATAAAGAAACACCGGGAACTGGATGTAAACTTCTATGTGGACGATGTACAGTTTCAAAGATTATGGAATCAGCCAGACAAGTATATAGAGCATTTAAAATGTTTTCATGCAGTCATTATGCCAGATTTCAGCATATCGGTAGGAAAGAATGGAATGCCACTGGCAATGTGCTTGTGGAATAAATACCGCAATCACGCGTTGGCTCACTACATGATCTTAAATGATATTCCAATAATTCCGAACGTAAGCATATTACCGGAATACTGTTGGGATTGGTGTTTTGATGGTTTGCCAAAGGGTAGTACTGTTGCCTGTTGCACCAATGGAAGAGTAAAGAGCAAGGCAGCACGGTTGGAGTTTTGCGTTGGTTTCAAGGAAATGGAACGCAGATTGAAGCCACTGCGAGTTATCATTGTTGGAAGAATCCCGGAAGAATTAGAAACAGACACGGAAATTATAAACTTTGAAACCAGGAATCAGAAGATTAACAAGGAGTGCGTGAATGGGAACAACGACTGATAATTACCAGAGAAAGAAGAAACTTTCCAAGTCCCAAATGAAGAGGACGGAACGTTTAGAGAAATCATCCTACAGAAGATATGGAACACGGAAGAAAGAAGGATTAAATAAATTGTGAATTTTGAATCATTTGAAACTTTACGCTATAGAAATATTTGTGCAAAATTAAAATTTAAGTGGTAACTAGAAAATGCGAGAATTTTTCTGGTTGCCACTTTTTTTATGGATTTCCTTGATTTTCTGCTTCCAAAATGATGTTGAAATTTAAGAATCATTCACAAGTTAGTTGCAACTATTGAAACCTTGAACAGTTGCGACTTTTCCACCTACACAAGCCAACCAGGGACAGCACCGGGAACCGATACCGCGCCGAGCTGATGAAACCGGGAAGCTGCCAGGAACGATTGAGCACCAACGAAGCCAGCCGTAGCCCTGGAAGATCAGAACCAATAACCCACGGATAATAGATCATAACAGCAAATGGCATGTAATGCAGTGATAAAAAATGCAATAATACTCTTGCAAAATAAGCCTTAAATGGCTTGTAACGTATTTAGCCTATACTTTATTGACTACGATTATAAAACGCCTTAAAATGGCAAATACAGCGCCATACAACAATAATTGATATATAGCCCGGACAGCTGCGACAGATCACCGGGAAGCCTGGACAAGTCACGCACATAAGCGGACAAAATGCACCAATTTACACGGTACGCAAATAAAGCATAGCCGCACATAGCTATACAAGGCTATTATATACCTATAGCCGCAGACAGTCAATAAACCATGCAAGACAATAAAAAGCGTTTTAAAGGCTTATAAGCGGCTTAAAATGTAAATGCTGAAAAATCCCCATTAACAGAATAAAAAACGATTTACGGATAAAATAGCGCGTTAATTGATTGACTTATTATATTAACTTTGCAAGGTGCATCTGGCAGAATGCCAAAAACCGCTTGCACGCCGTGAACGTGCCGCCGGACTGGAAACCGGGAAGCGGTGAAAAAATCATTCGTTTATAACAATGTTGAAATCATCATCAATATAACCAATAAATTTTATATTATCCTGGTTATATTCGTTTTTATATGTTTTATATATGCGTACATGCTTAAAATTTCCATCATACCAAACATCTAAGCCCATAGCATGTATTTTTTCATTTACTTCAAGTTGCTTTCTTACATTTTCCTTAAAAGTTGAATTTTTCATGCTTTTATCTTTCTTCCCTTCACCCTGGGAGCCAGGATATAAAAAGACGCGCCCTTATTATTTTAAAGTCATTTTTGTAACAGCCGGAAGACTGCGGAAAAATTCCCGGCGGTCGTAATCATCATTAATTTTAAATTGTTTGTCACTTGTGGGGATGATCTCGCCGCCGATAAGCTCCATACAGGAGAGTTGCAAACAGTTCTCTTTTTTTGTTGATCTGTGCAGCGCATATCGCATCACAGACTTTTTACCATCCCGACGCTTTACCGGGGACATATCCCAATAAGCTAATTTAATAACGCCACCAGCAACAGCCTTAAAGATTTCCATTGCTTCCTTTTCAGCTTTTCTGTTGATTGTATCAACTGTTAAGAAATCGCCGCTTTTTATGGCGGCGATTGTCTGCGCTTGCGTGGCTTTCTTGATTGTTATCATTTTAAAACCCTCCATAAGTTTTATTTTTTAAAGAACACTTGTTCCAAAACTCAACGACTTTTTCCGCTTCTTTTTTCGTGCTGCAAATATTTGCAGCAGTTATCCCAGGAATCTGTAAAGAAAAAATAAGGTTGTCAGATTTAGCGACCCGAAGAACATAAGCAAAGTTTTTGTTGTTTTCGCGTCTTGAGATTGCTATGTAATGATATTTCATGTTTTAGCCCCCTTTGCTTAAATACTGGCGGCTTTAAAGCCGCCAGAAATGATTAATTAATTTTTGTGTCTGTCCAGATATTAAGGACAGAGCGAAAACAATTTAATTCATCAACTAAAAAACCACCGTCATTAATATGAAATATTGCATAATCTCCATATTGCTCATTAATATTCTGAACATAATTGTAAAATTCTTCAAAGCGTTCCAAACGGTCAAAATCAAGAACATACCATTTGTGACCAGTTGGGAGAGTTTTTATAAACTCCTCTGCGTTACTCGGGCAACTGAATGCACCAGAAACTTTTACCTTGCTTTTTCGGTCGTCCTGTGTGGCGCGGTCAATTATCGTAAAGACCGCCCATTTAATATTTCTCAAATATTTATTATACATGCCAACACCCCTTGCTAGAAAACTAAGTCTTTCTTTCTTTTTACATCTTCCACGGTGTATGGGAATTTCGTCATCATGACAAAAGCTTTTGAATTATCTTCTGGCACTGTATAACCTCTGTCACGTAACAGATCAGCGATAGTTGTCAAAAAGTGATTGCCGTATCCATAAGTAACTCCAGAAACAACAACATCTTTTCCATTTACAACAGCTTTTACAACGTGGTAGGTGTTTCCATAAGATTTTTGAAACCATCTTTTCGCACTGATCTCTAATGTTTTGATTTTTTTCATTGTTTTTTACCTTCGCCCCTGTTATAATAGGGTTGCCTTTCTTTTTAGTTTGGTGCCCGGTTTGGTTTGGAAGATCGCCGGGCTTTTTTATTTTCTGGGAACTAGAATTTTTCAATTAATCAGTCCGTTTTCCTTATGTCCTCATTGGCTTGAGTGGTTCGGGCGGTTCCGGTTGTTTGTTTCTTTTGTTCCTTTGTTGATATTATAATACCACTAATAATAGTGTATGTCAACACTAAAATCAGTGGTTTTTTAAAATATTTTATATTGATTTTTGGTGTTAATCCTATTATAATAATGATATAAATATTGGGGAGGTCACAAGATGTTTAAATATAAAATAGATGTTATGAAATCATTATCAGATCACGGCTTTACATCTTCCAGAATGAGAAAAGAAAAGATTCTGAGCGAGGCAACAATGCAGAACTTAAGAAAAGGAAAAGGAATAACAACTGATACATTAAACACAATCTGCATTATATTAAGGTGTCAGCCGTCAGATGTTCTGGAAATAGTGCCAACAGACGAAGAAAAAATAAAGTATTTTTAAACACTAAATTTAGTGTTTACTTATATATGAAAATGTGCTATACTGTAACTATAATTAAGAAAGGAGATATTACAGTATGGCAAATTTAGAAGAGTTTCGTATTCCACAATATGAAGGTTGCGGAATATATGCAATAGTTAATTCGCAAAAGATGAGCTGTTATATTGGTTCAAGCAAAAATATTAAGTTAAGAGCAATTAACCATAAGACACATTTAAAGAAGGGGAAACACCACAATAAACTACTACAAAAAGATTTTGAAAACGGAAATTCATTTCGTTTTATTATATTATGTAAATTAGATTCAAACATAGACAATGATTTGCTAATTGTATATGAAAAAATGTATATGATATCAGCCATGGATAACTATTTTGAGCTGTATAATTTACTCCCGAAAACACAATGGAATAATCAAAGAAACTGGATAATTCAACACATAATTTATTATTTTATGAATAATTATAAAATATCAGAAAATCTCGTTTCTGCTTTTGAGGGAGAATATGAAACCACTCCGGCATATATGCATAATAGAAAACCAGAGAATAGATAATTGATTTGCGATTGAATTTAGAAAACCAATACACAAAATAAAGCCCTAGGAAATTATCCCGGGGCTTTTAATATGCTTATTTGTGGCGGCTATGGACAGTATGGACAGAGTACAGACCGCCGCCGAGCCTGTTAATATTTTAATAACACAGCTTTTGGCAAATTGTCAAGAAAAATATTTTTAAAATACCGCTTGACATTTTTCTAAAACTTCTTTAGGCTATCAGATAACGAGAGCTGACGGAACTCAGGAAGGGCAGAGGCTGAAAGTACACAGAATCGTTAATTAAATAACACGCATAACAAGCCAGATCACGCCGGATAGAAACTCCTGGAAGGTCTGGCTTTTATTATGCAAATCTGCGAAAATGTAGCCGCCCTTATATTATATATAATTATATAATTATTCTCTGCCCTTCCTAGATTCCTAAAGCTGGAGTTTATTAAAAGATATGCTATACAGTACCGTATAATAATATATAAGATATAAATATAAATAAAGATTATAATATAATACCCTAATTATTATTTATTAATTATTGACAAAATAATGGGTTTTATTTTATGCAAAATTAAATTTGACAAGATATTAAAAACTGTGTTAAGGTATCAGCAACAAAGAAAACAGAATATTTTATTTTAAGTTTTAGAGAATGTACCCGAACACCCGGAAGTTTTCCGGGAATAAGCTTTACCTGGTGACATTCTCTTTTTTTATTTATAAATTAACGTGTTAAAGTGAGGTGATAATATGAAAGATAATACAGTAAATGTACAAGACGTAGATATCTATTTAGATAATATTAATATATATGCTGACGAATATATAAATACTGTATTATGTATATCACCAGATAACGAAAACTATAAGAAAGAAGTATCAGATAGCTTTGTAGATATGATTTTTTATATTGCAGATCATATACAAAAGCCAAGTAATGACAATATAGAGCTATTAGATAAAATGTTTAATACTTATGTGAGATTATGCAGTAAATATCATGTATTACCAACCCTAGAAGTATTTAGCTTTTTAGTTGGGATTAATCGTACAACGTTTACTGACTGGATGAATGGAGTGTATAGAACAAACTCATCACATGGTGACACGGCTAAAAAATGGTTTGATATTTGTAAAAACTGCGCAATCAATAGATTACATAACCAGACCGGAACAAATGCGAATTTGATATTTGTTGCAAAAGCCGCCTATGGAATGGCAGAAACTGCACCAGTACAAGCCGCGCAGCAATACGGAGTACCACAGCAGACAGCCCAGCAGATCGCGGAGAAGCACAAAGCGGCGCTGGAGCTTCCAGAGATGGAAAAACCGGAGCTATAACAGTAAAAACACTATATGTTGTGATTGCGAAGAAACGGATTCTATATCTAGTAATACGCAATGCGCAAATAGGGTACACCCTAAAAAGACATTTTATAAAACACTGTTTTTTGTGCAATATTACAATAGATTTTGCATAGCATTCCCTTGACCACTGCCGAAGGCTTACGACAAACAGCGACCAGGCAAGGGCAGCGGGTCCCATGGGGCGGCGGGCTGACTTGCCAGCGTCCGCACTGGATGACCGGGAGGGGGTATATATAAAACCTTATACAGGCTGAATGAGTAACCCGAATAAAGAATCTATTGTGTTTTGTCCTACATATATAAGGAATGATGATATGACAAAAGGAAGGCCAACTACAGACCCAAAGGGCGATTCAATAAGAGTTCGAGTAAATGATGATATGAGAATGCTTCTTGAAAAGGAATCTCTTCGATCTGGAAAAAGTATTTCACAAATTATTAGAGATTTGATAATGAGTTATTTGATCTAGAAATGGAATCACACAGATAAGGAGGACGCCCTAAAGTGCAGCCTCCCATCAAAAAAGAGAACCATTAAGGCTCTCTTTTCAGATCATTGCTATTAAATTTTACTATGATATCTGGAAATGCTTCAACAGAAATTTGACAACCAAGAAAGTCAAGGATGGCTATAAGTTCATAAGCAGAAAGAGTTTCTCTGGAAAACTTGTTAGCTAGTGCTTGTGGTGAAGTTCCTAGATGTTCAGCAACTTGAATATTTGTAATTTTTTTCATTTTCATTATTTGCTTAATTTTTTGAGATACCATATAAACACCTCCTACTCACATAATAAACGCAAATGTTATAAAAATCAATTAAAATTCACTTAAACGTGTAATTTACTATTGAAAACACACACATTATAGTGTATAATTGTTTTATAAAGAAACAGGAGCGTGTATATATGAAAGTAGGATATGTAAGAGTTTCAACAGTAGATCAAAATGAAGCAAGACAGATTGAAGCAATGAAAACAGATGGTGTTGAGAAAATTTATATGGATAAAAAATCTGGGAAAGACTTCAATCGTCCAGAGTATCAGAAAATGATTGCTTCTCTTCAAAAAGGTGACATTCTGGTAATCCATTCGATTGACCGACTTGGAAGAAACTACGAAGAGATTATTGCTGAATGGAGAAGAATCACAAAAGAGATTGAAGCAGATATTATTGTACAGGATATGCCGTTGCTTAATACTACGCAGAACAAAGACTTGACAGGAACATTGATCGCAGACATAGTTTTGCAGCTTCTCTCATATGTAGCACAAAGAGAAAGAGAAAATATTCGGCAGCGACAAAAAGAAGGCATTGCAATTGCAAAAGTCCAGGGCAAATATAAAGGTCGTGCCAAAAAAGAGATAGATAAGGAACTTTTCAACGAAACTAAACGTAGCTGGCAAAGAGGGGAAATAACAAAAGTACAATTTGCCGAGATTATGGGAGTTTCAAGAAGCACGCTATATAAACTTTTAGAGGGTGATAAAAATGATTGATTTCACAAATAAGTGCATTGTTACAGAAAACAATGTTGAATCAGAACAGTTGCTTAAAAAAGCAATAGCTCAAGGGTTCAACTTGCCAAAAGGCCAAAAAGCAATGGAATCACATAGATATTTTCATTTTATTGGAAGTCCATATAAACATGTTGTGGCTCCTTATGAAGTAAGTTCGAGTGATTTCAACAAAGCGGTTAGATATTCGGAGTTGTTTGGTGATGAGCAAGAAGAGCTAAGAAAAATTGTTGATTCAGCTGCAAGATGGTGCCGGGCATATGGATATGAACATTTGAATGTATATGCAAACGAAGAGCTTGAAAGTTATACTGGAAAGGCAATCGCAAAGACAACAGACAATATCATACAGCGTGCTTATGTCGAAATAAAGAAACCACGCAAACTGACTGTTTCAGAGTTGGAAGCATACTTAGGATATCCAATTGAAATTGTAAGTTGAGGTAAATGCTCATGAAACCAAACCCGCAATCCGAATCCATCCGCATCCGATTTTCCGAAAAACAGAAAAAAAGGCTCCTGGAAGAGAAGAACCGGACAGACAGAAGTGTATCGGATATTGTAAGACAGGCAGTTGATGAATATTTCGGGAGGAAAAGACGTGCTTAAATTTTTCTCAAAAAATAAAAAAGGTGTTTCTGAAATCAGACATGATTATGAAAATGTCGGACAGGAATCCCCGGCAATTCGGAAACTGGTGAATCCAATTCACGCAAATGCAATATTAGCTGATGGCAGATTGTATGATACTCAAACCGCCACATATGTTTGTGAATATGGGAATCTTTCTTTGTTTGTTACAAAGAATGGCAGATGGTTTGGCGCAAAATCAAAATATGAATTAGCTGGATATAGTGCTGATAAAAACGGAGACAGAACCGCCGAGTACAGATTGACGTATTATGGTCTGGAATGTATTGATAAAATTTTTGTGATGCAACATCTGTGGTATTGCAGCCATAAGCTTTACAAGAAATATTTCGGGGAGGTAGAAGAAGGATGATAAACTATTTTTTATACAGTATTGGGAAAGATGTCCGTTCATGTGAAAAAGAAGAGTATATTCCAAGAGATGCTACTGGAATACTTAAAGTACAAAACGGAGAAGTATTTTCAAAGGAAAACGGAGAATGGAAAAAGTTATCCATGCTATACGCACCAATAAGTGATAACAAGGATAGTCTTCCCGAATTACCCATTGATGTAGCGTCCATGCTTATCAATGCCACAGTAACTTGCGAACTACCAAATGAAGGTATTCCACTTTCCCCACTATTGGAACAAAAAACATGGGAAATTCCAAAATACAACATTCTACAGTTGGAAGAGATTGCGAAACACCTTCTTCTCTACTGTGAAACTAAAAGAAAGGGGTACGAAGATGCCTTTAGTAAAAATCACAAACCCCAACCCCAATGATTGGCTCGGCACAAAATATTTCATTGATGGAAATGAAGTTCCGAGAGTAAGATCAATAAATTTCCATACCGCAGTAGATGAAATTCCAGTATTTGAGTTTGAAATGATGGCTGTTCCAGACATTGAAATGGAGTGCTTGGCACAAATTAGTGTCACTTCTCAATCAATTACTGATGCAATTTTGGTTTTAAGACACGAACTGTTACAACATGGAGAAATTTACAATGGATTCAAATCAAGCCTAAAATCGGCTTTAGAATCATACAATTACTGTGGAATGCCATTTGAGCCAGAAGAAGAAATTGCAGAAAAAATTTTGGACTTCTTAATCGGGGAGGAAAAAAACAATGAATGCACTTAATGTAATCGGAACAGCTGTAAATCTTGCATTTTTCGTTCTGGTTCTTGCCGGTACTTTGGCTATACTGGACGAAGAAGGAAAGACAAGCGTAATACAGATTTTATTCTGTATTTGTTTAGAAATATGTTTTGCACTGAATATTTTCTTAATTTGCACGAGGTGACAAATGTATCTACCAATTCCAATTGGAATTATCCCGATTGAGTTAATCGAGAGGGTTAAATTCATAAAAGCGCCGCTTCGACTTAATCCATGTAGGCTCGGAAAAGCCTATGAAAGTGATAAGTCGAGGCATCCAGAGTAGCGTAAGTGCTAATTACTTATTATATTAATTACATAAACTTATATATCACGACTTCCCCGGTCTTAATGGTGCGCCGGGGTTGATGGGCTATCGCCAAATGGTAAGGCATAGGATTTTGGTTCCTATATTTGTCGGTTCGAATCCGACTAGCCCCGTTTGCAATATGATAAATATTGCAATATTTTCTTTTTTCATACAACTTTCGCTCCGGTCTTCTAGCCCAACGGGGCTGATTAAAGGGGCTTCAAATGTCCCGGAAGACCTTCTGAAATCTAAAAGCGTTTCAGAAAACCTTTGTTGTGGCTGGCGGTCAAGAACTGCAACAGTACCAGAAATAAATCTATGGCGGGCTTATTTCTGGTATCTCAGGAAGCTTAGTTCAGCGGTAAGAGCAACGGCCTCATAAGCCGTAAGTCCTGGGTTCGAATCCCAGAGCTTCCATTTCTTCTAAATGCCATTCATCCGTAATATGGGTGGAAAAAACTTCCAGTTGAGTGTGCGGATTAGGTAAATTTAGGTGCGATACGGCGTAGCCTAAATGGATCTGATTTCCCGGCTGGTATATCTCAGAGTTAAAAATATTAACGCAGCGCACGTTAATAAAAGGAGTTTTCAAGAGATGCCGTCCAAAGACGCATAAAAATATCCAGTGAAGCTACAGCACTAAAACTTGTAGATAGTGGAAAGCATAACACGATAAACCTATTGCTAACCCGGTTTTTCCGGGTTCTGGTAGGATAGAGAAGCGGAATCTCACATGGCTCATATCCATGGAAACGGCGGTTCGAATCCGTCTCCTGCTATTAATAAAAACTTGGAGGAAAAATATGACAGGTAGCGAATATCAGAAATTAGCAATGAGAACAAATGATGGCAAAGGAAGTGAACGACTTTACAAGAAACTGTTCACAGGGAAAGTTGAGGATTTTCATATAACAAAAGACTTAAACGATATGGGTGGTGTTCTGAATGGTTGTTTAGGATTATCTGGAGAAGCAGGAGAAGTTCTGGACATGGTTAAAAAATGGGTATTCCATGAAAAAGAACTGGATAAAGAGCATTTAAAGAAAGAAATCGGAGATGTAATGTGGTATGTGGCTATGTTATGCGAGAGCTTTGGTTTTGATCTTGATGAAATTTTACAGATGAACGTAGACAAGCTCATGGCAAGATATCCAGAAGGTTTCGATACTGATAAGGCAAATAACAGAAATCCCGGAGATATTTAATTTAAACGTGAAAATCATCCCAGTTCCATTGAAAAGAACTGTCCGTGACAGGCGGTGATATGAAACATAGCTCATTGGTAGAGCAATGATATTGAATATCATGTGACACAGGTTCGATTCCTGTTGTTTCTATCTGGCAAATTGCCATTGCCAGAAGTTGCATTTTCCCCCTTAAAGTTCCAGTGTTTCTCGTTGGGAGATTTATGCCGTTCAAGTCGGCACACTGGATTTTTCTAAATCGAGGTAGTTTATGAACGAAAAAAGTTGTAAGAATTGCAGAAAGCACGATGGATTCACATGGGTTTGCTTCAATGGTGACAGTGAACATTGTGCAGACTTTAGATGTCTGGACGATTGTTGTAAATACTGGGAGGGTGTATGAGTAAAATATCAGCGTTGTACTTGGCGGTTGATTATAAAGATGCAGATTATTTTTTGATAAAATTATTTAATAAAATACATAACGAAACATCAATAGTGCGGTTCAATAGAAAAACGTTTATTTTGGAAACAGAAACATGTACCGTAGAGATTTTCATTATTAATTCACCTCATAGAACAAAAACACTTCGTGGCGCAGCTAGTTATTTCTTACAAAGTGACAAACCGTTTGAAATGCGGGTAAGTAGAATTAATAAACTATATAATTCTTTGCAATATAAAAATTTATGGCTTGGAATCAATGCAAAGGAAATTACAGAAGAGCAGCTTATTAAACTGCTGGTATACGGAGATGTGGAATGAAAGTATTCGGCAAAGAAATCAAAGACGAATGCTCCAAATGCGGAAATATCCTTGAGTGTGAGCTGTTCCGGCAGGGGCATGGAATAAAACAGGAACGTGAAAACATAGCTAAAATGATTGCCTGTCAAATGAAGCACAGGGAGAAGAGGGAATTTGAATGCTAGATTTACTTGATAAACGCAATTGTCCTGTTTGCGGTGGAATGTTAAAATGCGAAAATTCCGATTACGCAAAACCTTTTAGAGAAAAAGAAATCTTTTTAAATGTGACATGGCAATGCACCAATTGTGGCGCTCAATATACTGCAAAACTTGAATTAACTCCAAACGGATATGAGGTGCAAGACCGTGAAGCACATATTGATGTAGAGGATAATTTTTCAGCCGAAAAATTTATGCTTGGAAGAAACAATTTTCGAAGACAGAGGTGGTAAATATGAAATTTGAGGATATGGCAAACTGGACTGTAGATCAGCTGAAAGAAGAGGTTGTTCGGTTGTCTGAAGAATGTGAAAAGAAACAACATGAAATTTTAGACAAAAATAATAAAATCAATGAGCTTCAGGCTGAACTGGATAAAATGTGCGGTTACAACGATGACTTAAAAAGGCAGGTGCGTGAAAATTCAGATACGCCATTTTATGATGAATCTGTAGAAATCGCAAAATGTCGCAGACAGCACCAGTCCGATTGCATCACAATCAATCAGCTTTATACAACAATAGATGTTATAGTTGACCGATACGCTAATTTAAGGAAAAACAAAGGAATGTGCTGATATGGGCGAAAAGAACGAATTAAAGCATTTCTTTACATGTAATGGAAAAGTTATTGAAACAATACCAGAGATTTCAATTTCGGATGGTACTGTTATCGAAGGCGGTATTCTTCACAGAAATGAGGACGGTACACTTTGTAGCATAGGCAAGCCATTAAGTATTGAACTTGAATGTAAATTAAGTGATGAACTATTTTGGACACTAGTTGCCCCAAATCGAATAAACCAGAACAATTTCCGAAAAATGCATGGCATTCCGAAGCGGAGGAAAATTAATGGTACCAAAAAACGCAGATTATGAGTTTTATGACGTTGGTATAGGATACGTTAGAACATTGAAAAAATATGGAATTTACATAACCAATAATGATTTGAAAATGCACGGACACCCAAAGATACGCATAATCGCAGGGCGAAAAGGAGTAAGAAAGCATAAATGAGCATTAAGTCAGCATTAGAATCCGAAGGGATAGATTTTTCTGAATACATGAACCCACCCGAGCCGTGGAATGGACAGGCATTATTAAGGAATATCAATGGAGTGAAATACGCCTGTTGCCCTTTTTGCCAGAAGAAAGCACTTTTGATTAGCCCAAACACGAAGATTCAGCACCTGAAACTGAAATGTAAGGGTAGTAATTGCAAGAAAGAGTTTGAGGTGAACGTATGATATGGAACGAAGAAATATCCTTTGATGGATTCCAAAAGAAAATTGATGAGTGGTACAAGGATAAAGACTTTGAACTGTGCGACCCACCTATCAGTGCTCAGTTTGCTTTAGACTTGATTTTCAAGACATTAGTAGATGATAGAGAAGATTATCCATATCTCACAACTATGTCAGAAAATGTAGAACAGACAAATAGCATTATGCTCGATTTAATTCTTCGGAAATACAGTCGCAAATACAGAAAATACTTGAAATCAAAAAGAAAGATGGTGAGCAAATGAAAAAGATACCAACATTATTTGAGCGAGAATTCAAAGACCATAAGGTTGTAAAGGTTCTTCCAAAAGTGCATCCGGGTATGGAATGGGTACTTGAAGGAGAAGGGATTGCAACGGTCAAATATGATGGTTCTTGCTGTGCGATAATTGACGGAGAATATTATAAAAGATATGACTGCAAGAAAGGAAAAACACCGCCAGAAGGATTTATCCCTTGTTGTGAACCAGATTCCATTACAGGTCATTGGCCGGGATGGGTAAAGATTGATGAGAATAATTCGTCTGATAAGTGGTTTGTAGAAGCGTATTATGTAACTTCAATGTGGACAAATCAAGGTTGTAAATTACCAGATGGCACATATGAAGCTGTTGGAAAGCATTTTCAAGGCAATCCATATTATGACGATTATGATTCTTTAATAAGACATGGCAACAACATCGTTGAAGTCGAGCGTACATTTGAGGGAATCAAGAAATATCTTTCTGAACACGAGATAGAGGGATTAGTTTTCTGGAAAGACGGAAGCCCACAATGCAAAATCAAACGTTCAGATTTTGGCTTTGAATGGCCAGTAAAGAAGGAAAGGGAGAGTTTATGAAGAAAATATTTTTTGCTGCGTTATTATCAATGATGCTGTTTGGATTAACAGCATGTCAATCGACAACAAAGAATTTGGGTGGAACAACCACAATAAAATTAAAACCAGGTGTAAAACTGGAAGAAATCACATGGAAAGACGATGATTTGTGGTATCTTACTCGACCAATGAGAGATAACGAATCAGCCGAAACACATACATTTGACCAGTCAACTGATTTTGGTTTCGAAGGTCAAGTAATTATTATTGAGAAGAATAAATAAATCAGTCAAGAGAGCCACATGAGAGCCAGACTAAATCCTAAAATGAAAGGAGGTCTGGCTTTTTTTATGCAAAAATTCACAGAAGGTTCGCTTGAATGGTATCGGACGGTCCTAAATCAGATTATCAGTAGCGACATGACAATCTATCAAAATCAAAAAGATTGCCTTGATTTGCTCTTAAATATGAATATTGACCTTCCTTTTGACAAGAACCAAGAAGCACGTAAAATGGCTATGAAAGTAAGTCAATACTCACATAACATAGCAGAGAAGTGTGCTGCATTAACTGGAAGTGGTAATTTTGACGATATCTACTGGCAGTATTTGCTACTGGAAGCGCCACATTTATTTGAAAGTTACTTGCTTTATATGGAAAAAAATAGACCGGACAGCAAGAAATTTTATATTCCACGAAAAAAAACACTACATGTAGTAGCCAAAGACCTACAAGATTTGGAAGAAAGAAAGATAGAGTTTTACGGCTTATCACTTCCGAGCCGTGTTGGAAAATCTACTATGTGTATTTTCTTTATGTCATGGATAATGGGAAAAAGACCGAATAGTCATAGTGCAATGGGCGGTCATTCTGGAAAACTGGCAAAAGGATTTTACGGAGAACTTCTTAATCTCATTAATACACAGGAATACAACTACAATGAAATTTTTCCACAGTCGAAACTTCAAAAACAGAGTGCTGATGATTTTGAAATAAACCTGGACAAGCCAGATAGATTTGCAACAATGACTTGCCGTGGTATTGAAGGAACTTGGACAGGTGCCGTTGATATTTCTTCTGATGGGTATTTGTACGTGGATGACCTTGTAAGAGATAGGCAACATTCATTAAGCCCTACCCGATTGGAAAATACATATCAAGAATATCTGAACAAGATGGTTGACCGTAAGATTGATGGTGCAAGAGAACTTATGGTTGGAACCAGATGGAATTTATATGACCCTCTTGGAAAAATCGAGAAGCTAAATCGGGATAATCCAATGTATCGGTTTAGAAAAATTCCAGCTTTGAACGATGATGGTGAATCCAATTTCGATTATGAGTATGGCGTTGGATTTTCTACAAAATATTATGTTGATATGAAAGCTAGGCTAGACGCTAACGAATGGGAAGCTAAATATCAGCAAAAGCCCTTCTTGCGTGAAGGAATTGTGTTTGCAGCTGATGAATTGAGATATTATAACGGCGTTCTTCCAGAAGGTGGATTTGTTAAAAATGTTTCTGCTTGCGATGTTGCGTGGGGTGGTGGCGATAGCTTATCAATGCCAGTGGGTGCAGAATACGAAAATGGAGATGTATATATTTATGATTGGATTTTTAGCACAGCACCAAAAGAAGGAACATTGCCATTAGTTGTTGGAAGAATCATGGGAAATAATATTCAATCTATCAATTTTGAAGCAAATAATGGTGGAGATATGTATGCCTATTATGTAAACGAACGCTTGAAAGAACATAAATACGCTTGCAGCACGACAAGTACAAAAGCACCTTCAAAACAAGCAAAAAAAGAAAAAATAAATCAATATTCCGGGGATGTTAAGCAAAATTTTATATTTTTGGCTCCGAAATATCAAGATAAACAGTATCAAAAGGCTATGGATGAATTAACTACATTCGTCTATATTGGTGATAATGAACATGATGACGCTGCCGATGGAGTTACGCAGCTTGCAATAACGCTTGCCGGCAAAAGATTTGCAGAAGTAAAAGCAACCAAAAATTTTATGTGGGGAAGGAGATAAAATATGATGACTGCAACTCAATATTTACGACAGATTGAAAATTATGATAACAGAATCAAAAACAAGCTTATCGAAGAAGAACAGCTCAGTTCTCTTTCCACAAGTGTATCTGCAATTCCTGTTGGAGAAAAGGTACAAACTTCTGTAAAACGTGATCCGATGGGAGATATGGTTGCAAAGATATTTGATCTGCGAGAAGAGATTTCAAAAATGATATCCGAATTTTTACAAAAAAAACAGGAAATAGTCCGAACCATAGAACAGGTTGAAGACCCGTTGCTGTACAACATACTATTTAAGCATTATGTTGAGTACAAATCATTGGTTCGTATCGCAGATGAGATGGGATATTCTGAAATACATATTAAGAAAAAACACTTAAAAGCTTTGGCAGAAGTAAAAAAGATAAAAGGTTTTGAAAGATGATACCGAAGTATACTGAATGATACCGCAAATATGTGTAAAATATAAAGTAGAGCATTGGATTGAAATATCCAGTGCTTTTTATTTTGCAGAAAGGATGGTTCGGCTCGTGAGAAATACAATGAATTTTGTAGATTTATGCCGAGGTGATTTCGGGCGAAAAGTAGCCTACACAGGCGTTGACCGAATCACTCCGCAAAATGTAGTAAAAGTAGTATCAGATACAATTGGCATACATAATAGAAATCGAACATTGATTGATTACTTGTATCGGTACATGAAAGGCGATCAGCCGATATTATACCGAAACAAAATAGTCCGTCCAGAAGTCAATAACAGAGTGGTTGAAAATCACGCATTTGAAACTGTAAAATTTAAAGCTGGACAGATTTGCGGGGAACCAATCCAATATGTATGTAAAAAGAAAAATGCAGACAAAAAAATAAATGAGCAAGTTGATTTGCTGAATGATTATCTGGATGAAGCCAATGCAGATGCAAGAAACATCCAGAGAGCAATATACCAAAGTGCAACAGGAACTTCTTATAAGGCTATTCTGAAAGAAGAGGACTGGACAGAAAACGGAGATTTACCGCCGTTTAGAATCTTTATTCCGTATCCTGGTGATTGTTACATTGTATATTCGCAGAGGAACGGAAAACCAATGCTGTCCGTTCAGATTTTGAAGGATGAAGATGAGCAACAATACTACTTATGCTATTCAAAGAACCAGTTTTTCAAAATCACGAATGGAAAAGTAACCGAATATGGCATCAACGGTTTTGGTGGGATTCCTATTGTTGAATGCCCGAATAATCATGACAGGCTTTCGGACGTTGAAATTGCAATCACATTATTTGATGCAATTAACAAATATCAGTCTGATAGATTAAATGGCGTGGAACAGTTTGTGCAAGCCTTTATGAAGTTTAAGAATTGCGAGGTAGACGAAAACGAGTTTTTGAAAATGGTAAAACTTGGTGCTATCTCTGTTAAAGATACTGGAAATGGCTGTCAGTCGGATGTTGAACTGATGACCGCGGAACTTAATCAATCAGAGAGCCAGGTTGCAAAGGATGATATCTACAATAATATGCTGATTGTGGAAGCAATGCCAAACCGCCAAAGCAACAGCGGAGGGGATACAGGAAATGCCGTATACCTTCGTAACGGATGGGATTTCGCAGAGAGAGATGCAAAACTGGTAGAAGCATTCACTAAGGAAGCTGAAAAGGAATCTGCTAGAATTATTCTGAATATTATCCGTGGCACATCAAATGATGTTAATATCTCAACACGAGATTTCGATGTGAAGATAACCAGAAACCCAACAGACAATATGCTTGTAAAAGCACAGGCACTTGATTATCTGTTCAAAAATAAAATCCATCCGCTTATTGCATTGATTACTTGTGGGCTATTTAGTGATCCACAGAAAGTCTACGAAATGAGTTTACCGTATCTGGGAACTATTTACCCGGAACTGGCAGACCCGGAAGCGGAAATGCAGAAAGCACAGCGATTACTTGACGGAAAGTTTCAAAATCCGTCCAAAACAGAACCAATGGCAAATTCTCCATCTAACGAAGAATGAACCAAATTTCGATTATTTAAGGAGTTTTAGAGAAATCTAAGGCTTCTTTTTTAATACCCAAAATCAAATAAACTGCGACAGCCCGTGAGCGTAAATCGGGTACAGACCATGTGCGGAGCGAACCGTGTTGAAAAAGCGTATTGGACTGGAAGAAAGGAGATTTCAATGACAAGAGAACAGGCAAAACAGGCACTTATCGGTATGGGAGTTGCAGAACCTTCCGAGGAACAGGTTTCTAAGCTTCTTGATTCTATTTCTGCTGAAACTAAGAAAGAGAAAGACAAAAATGTTTCTCTGAAGGAAAAAGCTGAAAAAGCAGATTCTCTGGAAAAAGAGTTGGAAGAGTTGAAAAAGCAGAACATGACCGAAGCAGAACGGCTGGAAGCTGAACGCAAGAAAGAAAAGGAAGCAGTTGATAAGGAATTGGCTGATTTGAAGGCTGCGCTTGCAGAATCCAACAAAAAAGCCCTTATCAGTGAAATTACTTCCATGTTCGCAAACGCAGGACTTTCAAGCGAAACTTACGCAAGTGCTATTAAAGCATATGCGTCCATGCCTTGTGAGAAATCTGAGGATGTAATGAAAGAAGTTGAAACTTTTGTCAAGGGAGTTTCCGAAGCAAATAAAACAGCACTTGATACCGCAAAAGCAGCCTGGGAGAAAGAAGCATTGGAAAATACTCCGAATCCGGGTGGTGGTAATGGCGGTAGAGGAAAAGAAGAAAAAAGTGGTGCTGCAAAATATGCAGCTGAACGTTCAAAACAATTAAGCGGTTCCGAAAAAACAGAACTTGGAGGAAACGCCCCAATTAATTTTTAAAAAAGGAGAATTAAGTTATGGCATTTAGCAAAGTTATTGAATACGGTACAACCCCCAATTTTCTTGAATCTGCGGAAGGACTTATTTTAAAGACTTTTACAGCAGAGCAGACAAATGCGGTGGAAGTTGGTGGAAGAAAAATCATTAAGGCTGGTTCAGTTTTCCCCAAAAATGAAACAGGCGCAAAAGGGATTGTATACGAAGAAGTTGATATGACAGACGATGAAAAACGTCCGATTTCTGTAATCGTTGCAGGACGAGTTTTTGAAAACAGACTTCCAGTAGCAGTTGATTCTACCGCAAAAGCAGAACTCCAAGAGCTTGATAAGCCTTTTGGAATTGCGTTTTTAACAGAACCAGAAGTTGAATTTTAAGGAGGTATTCCACAATGAATTATAACGTATTGACCAGTATTACACTGGAAGAGAGAATTAACTATTCACAGAATTATGCAGTTAAACGTCCGGGAGCACTTGACGTTATCTTCCCGGATGTAAAAACCCAATTTATGAAAGCAAAATACTACAGACTTATGAGCGGGCAGCAACTTCCTAGAGTTGCTTATGTTCATGCGCTTGATACAGAGGCAAGAATTGGAGAGAGACCAAGCTTTGAGAAGGTACTGACCGAAAAACTTTTCATTAAAGAGAAAATGAATCAGTCAGAATCTCTTCGCATGGCTATTGAAAACGGCGTCCCGGACGATCAGTCTCTTACCGAATTTGTGTTTGACGATGTAAGTAATTCATTTGAAGCAGTTCTGGCAAGAACAAAAGTTATGAAAGGGCAGATCATGGGAACTGGTTCTCTTAAAATCCATGAGAACAATGTAGATCTTCCGATTGATCTTGGCGTTCCGTCAGAAGCAAAAATCACCCTTACTGACTGGTCTAAGCCGGATTCTGATATTATGGGCGATATTCAAAAGATGATTGATGTTGTACAAGAAAAGGGATTTGTTGTTAATAAAGCCCTCACTTCCTTAAAAATGATTAATTATATGAGAAACAACACCGCTATGCAAACCGCTGTTCTTGGTGCGGCTAACAAACGTCTTCTGACCAAACAGGAACTTGCAAACCTTCTTATGCAGGAATATGAGATTACCGTAGATCGCTGCGATGAAAAATATCGTTACAGAAAAAATGGAGCATGGAAAACTGGACGTTTCTTTAAAGAAAACGTATTTACCCTGTATGAAGCTAACCCGGATGGTTCTTTCGGTACTGGACTTTGGGGGCCAACACCAGAGGAAGAGGAAGCAAGAGCTTTTATCACACAGCAAAACAGAATGTTTATTACTCTGTCCATGTGGGCTACACAGGATCCGGTTACTACTTGGACAAAAGCTTCTGGAATGTTCATTCCGGTCGCACCGAAAGCTAACGGCGGTATCGTTATCGGTACCAAGGCGGGGGAATAACCGGGCATAGTCTCGATGAAAACAGCCAGTCACCATCTGTAGCAAGTGCTTATGATGAATCAACACATAAGTATACAGAAAGCGAGTTGTCTAATATGACTGTATCTCAGTTAAGACAACTCGCAAGTGATAACGGCTATGCCCTGACAGCAACTAATAAGGCTGGAATAATATCAGAGATTTTATCTCAGCAAAGGTAGGTGATTAAATGGACGAACAGCTTATAGAGGATTTGACAAATTATCTTGAAGATGATGCAGAAACTGCGAGGATGATTCCTCTTTCGGCAGAGAGGGCTATTCGTTCATTTAAGAAAAAAAGGAATTATCCTTCATCTTACAGTGATGAAAAAATAAATTCCGATATGGAAAACTGCTATGATTGCATATTTGATTTGGCTCTTTTCTTTCTGGTGAAACAGGGAGCTGAATTCCAAGGATCACATTCCGAATCTTCTGTAAACAGAAATTGGACTTCCGAAACTGAAATTTATGTAAATCATGGTGTTTTTCCATTTATCGGATTCTAAGATGGTGTGTGCGTGATACGTCAATCCTCCCACGTATCGCAGGGGTGCTTCAAGTTAGGTGGGTAGAAGCAATATTTAAAAAATGGGAGTGATGGAAAGGAATAGCGATGGGATGTGAACACGAGTGTATCAACGAACACCGCTTAAAAGAATTGGAAAGTGCCGTCCATGAGATGAAAGAAAAGCATTCCAAAAGGGATGGAGTTTTTTTTGAACGTATCAATGCGCTGGAACAGAAAATTGCTTTATACAACAACGATCTGGGACACATTAAGGATACAGTTGACGAAATGAACGACAATTTAAAAGCACTCATGGAAAAACCAGGAAAATTACAGGACAAAATTATTGCTTATGTCATAACTGGAATAATCGGTATTGTTTTAGGCTTTGCCCTTAAAGGCATTTTCCCGGTGTAATATTGATTCCACTAACAGGGAGGACGGTGGAATGGATAATTATAAAGACTTTTCGGAAGATGAAAGAATCTTCTATTTGCGTGAAGCTGGATTTGATTCCAGAGAAAAAGAGTTATTCCGATTGCGTGTTTACGAAGAAAAAACACTTGCAGAAGCTTCAGAAATCATGGGCTACAGCACAAGAACAGTAGACCGCATAAACAGAAAATTAAAGAAGAAAATTATGAAAGTTGCCCCGATGTATTGTCGGGGCTTTTCTTTGTATTCATAAAATGTGGCGTATTTATGGCGTTATCATGGCGTGTTAATCAACCTCTTATTATTGTAAAATATACTTATAAAAACAAGGGAGGTTTGAGATATGCAGTATGGTAATCCGTATTTTGCGCAACCATTTCAACAAATACAGCCGTATCAAGATAGATTAGCACAATTGCAGAATAGTTATCAGCAGGCAATGCCATACGGACAGGCACAGATTCAGCAGCCAATACAACAAATGCCACAAGTACCACAAATCCCCATGTTGCAAGGACAGATGGTTGATGGCATTGATACTGTAAAGGCAAAAGATGTAGATATGTCCGGAAATCCTGTTTATTATCCAAAAACAGATGGAACAGAAATATATAGAAAACAATTACAGGCAGATGGAAGAAGTAGAATTTTTGTTTATCGACTTATAAATCCGGAAGAACAACAGCAACCAAAGGCAGAAGAAAAACCGATTGACATAGAAGCTATGTTTAATCAGCTTCGGAACGATGTTTGCTCTGAGATTTCCGAAATAAAGAGTATGTTCCCGACACAAATGTCGGTAACACCGGAATCAAAGCAGAATGGAGGTAAACAGAGATGATGAATCCAATGCAACTTATGCAAATGATACGTGGTGGAGGGAATCCTCAACAAGCCATAATCAATATGATGAAACGACAAGCGGGGAATAATCCTGTAATTGACAACGCAATTAATATGATGGAAAAAGGTGATAATGCAGGAATTGAAAAGCTTGCAAGAAATCTTTGCCAAGAAAAAGGAATTAATCCTGATGATATGTTATCGCAGGTTAAGAATCAGTTTGGAATAAAATAAATTCGCTACAATAATTAAAAGAGCCGCGGTCTTTTGATTTTGTATAAATTACAAAAATCAATAAGGAGGTAATCACTATGATGAATGGTGGATTATCAGCAAGCGATGTCGCTGTATTAAGCGGCTCTAATAACCGTGCAGATGAAGGCTATGGCTTTGGCGGTGGCTGGGCATTGTGGATTATAATATTGCTTATCTTTGGCTGGGGCGGTTTCGGCGGCTTTGGTGGCTGGGGTGGCAATGGTACAAATGGTGCCGGCTTCCAAGGATGGGCTACCCGTTCAGATATTAATGAGGAATTCGCCCTTAATGATATTCAAAATGGTATCAGAGGTATTCAGCAGGGTATCTGTGACAGCACATATTCTCTTAACAATACCATGCAGAGTGGCTTTAATGGTATGAATGTCGGAATGCTTCAAGGCTTCAACGGCGTTCAGCAGGCAATCAATGCTGATACTGTAGCCGGTATGCAGAATACCAATGCATTACAGTCTCAGTTAGCAAACTGTTGTTGCGAAACAAGAGAAGCCATCCAGGGTATCAACTACAACCTTGCTACCAACACTTGTGCTCTCCAGAACACAATGAACAACAACACAAGAGATCTTCTGGAAAATCAGAATAGCAACACAAGAGCAATCCTTGATTATCTTTGCCAGAAAGAGACAGCAGACCTCAGAGCAGAGAATCAGGCACTTAAACTGGCGGCTTCACAGTCCGACCAGAATGCGGTATTACAGGCGGCTATGAACGCAAATACAGCAGAAATTCTCAGACGCACTGCACCGCTTCCGGTTCCTGCATATCCGGCAAGCAACTTGTATGGATATTATGGAAGCTGTGGATGTGGGGGAAACAACGGTTGTTGCTGATTTTATCATTGAATTAAATTAAAAATTGAATATGTACCGTTATTATGATATAATAAAATTATCATAGGAGGAACGGTGCATGGTTAATCAAGATTTAATAGGTCAAAAATTTGGGAAACTTACAGTTGAATCTAGCGCAGGAACCAATAAGTGGAAACATAGGTTATGGGAATGCAAATGCGATTGTGGCAATATTGTGATCGTAGACACATCTAGACTAAGAAATGGTCACACAAAAAGTTGTGGATGTTTACACCCAAAAGCGGAAGATTTGGCAGGAAAGCGTTTCGGAAAATTGACCGTAGTAAAGAAAATAGGCAGGAAAAATCGTTCTAATTATTGGCAATGTCATTGCGACTGTGGCAATGATGTCAATTGCTATCAATACAATTTAATGAGGGGAACAAGTACATCTTGCGGATGTTTGCGAAGTTATTACTCAAAACAAAGTAGAAACTGTCATGGAGAATCAACCGGAATTTTATATAAAAAATGGTCTTCGATTAAAACAAGATGTACTAACCCAAATGACCCGCACTATAAAGACTATGGTGGACGTGGAATTAAATTGTGTGATGAGTGGCAAGAATATTGGCCGTTTAGAGAATGGGCTTATGCGAATGGATATCAAGAAGACTTAACCATTGAGAGAAAAGACGTAAATGGAAATTATTGTCCCGAAAATTGTTGCTGGATTACTGGGTTTGAACAAGCCAGCAACAAAAGAAGAAGCGTATTTTTAGAGTACGGTGGGAAAAAGAAAACAATTTCTCAGTGGAGTAGAGAACTTGGAATAGGAAAAGAAACCATTGCGTATAGGGTACATGCCGGATGGAGTGCGGAAGAGTGCTTATTTGGTAAAAAGAACAGAACTGGAAATTCTAGCCCTAGAATGAATATCCCTGACTATTTATCTTAAAAGTAACAAAAGTTGTTGAACTCACCCTTAGAGGTTGACTAATTCTAAGAGGTGGGTTGCGGCTCACCTCTTATTGATTGAGAGGTAAAAAATATGGCATGTAAGAATGTTTGTAAGCTTTGCAATCACCTTGTGCTGTCTACTGCAATTGCATTCACAGGTGGAAATCTTGTGGTTACTATCCCGGAAGGAAGCTACAATAATGGAGAAAAATACTGCATTGTTTTAGCACAGTCCATTCCAAATACAACCACAATTACCGCCCCAGTAATGATTCAGATAGGAACAGGAACAACTTTATATCCATTGGAGAATCGTTGTTGCGCACAGGTAACAGCATGTGGCGTCAGAACCAGAACAAAATATGCAACCAGAGTTGCAACAAGCGCTACTGGTGGAGCGTTCAAAATGTTAGGGAATCCGGCTTGTAGTCCGAGCAACAATTTGAAAGCAATTAATGGTACAGCCCCAACGACAGAAGCACCTGTTACGCAGGCTGTTAGAAAGGGGGCACTGTAATGCATAAAGTTGCAATGGAAATGGGAAAATGGGCTATGGAAAAAGCCAAAACACATGGCTTTGATAATCTCAGTGCTCAAGACTGGGACGATCTGAAAGACTGCATGGAATCCGTAAAGTGCGCGATTTGTGCAGATAAAGATTACAGAATCGTAGAAGCTATGGATGAATGCGAACAGGAAGAAAAGTATCTTGGACGCATGGGATATGATCGTTACCGCTATTCAAATGGGCGTTTCGCTCCAAAAGGTAGGGGAACTAGAAAAGGTTATAGACCATATCTGTACATGGAAGACGATGACTGGATGGACGAGTATTTAAACAATCCAGAATTTGAGCGCAACATGTACCGCATGGGATATCATCCAGACCGTAGTGATATGGAAATGGGTGACATAAATCGGAAGAAATCCAGATATGGCGAGTCCTATGATAGATACGATGAGAATCGTAGGCACTATCATGATTCTAAGGATTCTGAATCCAAGAGAAAAATGGATGATTCCATGAAAGAATACACATCAGATATTATTCGTAACCTTACGGAAATGTGGTCGGATGCAGATGCAACGCTCAGACAGCAGATGAAAACTGACCTGAGCCGTTTGGTTCAGCAGATGACATGATTAAATTATTGATTAAGCCCTTGTTGCAGTAGTGCGGCAGGGGCTTTTTTCGTAGAAAGGATGGTGAGAAACCATGCTGAAACAATTCTATATGAACGGGGACTTATGGAGAGTTCACTTTGTTTCTCCCCATGATAATGTTTTGATTGACCGTACAGGGCAGAGGACACTTGCTGTATCTGATTACTCTACAATGACAATTTCGATTGCGAACAACCTACATGGCGAACTTCTAAATCGTGTATTTATCCATGAATTAGGTCATTGCGTGATGTTCAGCTACGGTCTATTAACAGAACTTCACCGCATGGTTAAGAAACGATATTGGGTGGACGCAGAGGAATTTGTATGCAATATTCTGTCCGACTATGGACAGTTTGTTATTGGCACAGCCAGAGATATTTTAGGAAACCAATTCATATACGTTTCCCCTGTTGGAATGGAAAGGATGACTGCATGAGAGGATTAGTCCGTCAAAAACAAAAAGTATATTGGTCACGAATAACAGAAAAAACAGAAGGATTAGACCGTATTAAAGTTTATGAGAAACCAGTTCTATACTCTTTTTCTGTATCATCCACAGCTGGAACACCAGAAGAAATCGCAGCCGGAATAGTGCCAGATTACGACAGGTACATTACAAGCTTTAACCGAAATTTCCACCCACAGGAAGCAGACATATTTTGGATAGACAGAATCCCACAAATAAGCGAGGATGGAAGCCTTATTTTGTACGAAAATGGAGATCCTACAGTATTGCCAGATTACACGCTAAAGAAGATTTTAGACACACAAAAAGGCAATATTGCCAGATACGGAATTTCTAAGAGAGGGAATGAAGATGGGTAAGACAATAAAGTGTACCTTGTCGCAGAAATCAATCCGAAAAGCTATTGATGAAATAAAAAATTATCAAGAATCTTTAAGAAACAAAAACGAAATTTTCATAAAAAGATTATGTGAATTAGGGATTCCAGTCATTGACCAAAATATTTTAGCAGCACAAGGTGATTCCGATAAGAACCATAATACTTATATCAAAATTAACAGTTTTGGTGATTATGCAGAAGCACATTTAATATGCGAAGGAATAGACCTTTTGTTTATAGAATTTGGCGCAGGTATTCACTACAATGGTGCAGCCGGTTCTAGTCCACATCCAAAAGGAGAAGAATTTGGTTATACAATCGGTTCTTACGGACAGGGAAAAGGAAAGAATGAATCGTGGGTTTATTATGCAGATTCTGGCGAATGGGTACGTTCTTACGGTACAGAAGCTACAATGCCAATGTATAAGGCAAGCGTGGAAATCATTCAGAATATCCGAAAAATCGCCAAAGAGGTATTCTCTTCTTAAAGAAGATACCATAATATACTGAATGATACTAAACAATTATGTTATCATTACAGTGTTAAATTGTAGCATAAAATGCAATGCATTCACTATAAAGGTGAGTGCATTTTTATTGTGAGGTGACAGATATGCCAGACACAATAGAATCCCCTGTATTGGAAGTTTTTTCAAGGTGGGGAGCGGCTGTTTCTAAGATTACTGGCGCAGACAATTATTCCATGGATGGGAGCGAGACAAATACTTCTGGCAAAAAAGCATATGCACAGCTTTATATGCTCGGAAATCCAATTACGAGAGGTGACCTTGAAGGAGATGAATGCGCAACAATGCCATCGTTTCAAGTAAATTGCTTCACATCTGGGAGCAAAGCATTAACCAGAGTGTATGAATTAGACAAGATAAGTCACAAAGCAATGGTGAGCATGGGATTCCGTCGTACATATGGACCGGAGCCTATGTTTTTTGGTGACAGCGGAATCAAAAAGCTTGTGAGCCGATACAGCCGAATATATACAGGAACTTTATTAGATTAGGAGCAGAAATGCTTCTATTTTTTTACCCAAAAATATGAAAGGAGAATGCCAAATGAAAGCAGATAAATTACTTTGGCTGAAAGCAGCAGGAATTAGAGCTGTAAAAACAGTCGCACAAACAGCAATAGCAACCATCGGAACCGCAACTGTAATTGGCAGTGTTGACTGGAAAATGGTTTTATCCGCGTCTTTACTTTCCGGCTTTTTATCACTGCTTACATCTGTAGCAGGATTACCAGAACTGAAAACAGACAAAGAAGAGTAGAAAGGCGGTGATCCGCTATCTCCCGGCACAGGGTTACGTGCATAAAGCTTAAATTAAAGAAAGGGGCCTATTAAAATGACAGATTTAACAACACTTGGCGTAACTTTCCACTATGCCGTAGAAACAGAGAAAGGAACAAAGCCAACTACATTTACTCAATTAAAAAGATGTAGCTCAATTGGTGGAATAAGTCTTGACACTGAACAGATTGATGTTTCCGCATTGGAAGATTACTTCACGCAATATGCGGCAGGAAGGCAGGATACTGGTGGCTCATGGGAAGTTACTTTTAACATGAACGCCGACGTTATAACCGCAATCGAAAAACTTTTTAAAGACTCTAAAGATGCAAAAGCTAAAAGTCTTTCAACCTGGTTCGAAGTTGCGTTCCCAGATCTCGAAAAAGCATTTTTCATTGTTGCTGAACCAGGACGAGCAATTCCGCTTCCGGAAATCGGTCAAAATGAAGCTGCGACCATCCCGATATCATTAATCATAAATGATTACAAAGGACTCGATACAAAGGTTGTAACTACATCAGAATTATAAAAAATAATGGGAGGATTATAAAATGGTAACTTTTAATGTACATGGAAAAGAATATAAGGTTGTATTCGGATACGGACTTCTTACAAAAACAGATGTGCTGGACAAGGTACAGGGGATTACAGATGGAAAAGAGAGAAGCCTTCAGAAGATGATTTCTCTTCTTCCAGAACTGCTTCTTGCCGGACTTCAAAAGAAGCACAAGGAAGAGTTTGGGTATGAAAGTGATTCTGAAAAAGAAGCTGTTCTTGATAAAGTCTGTGACCTTTTGGATGATTACGAAGATGAAGGAACCGAGGAAAATCCTAAAAGCGGATTTGATTTATACCAACTTCTTGATAAAGAATTGGAGAAAAATGGTTTTTTATCCGGTCTGCTGAATGCAGTAGCAGAAGCACAGGCAGTGGAGAAGAATGCAACGAAGATTCCACAGGATCACAAAAAGAAAAATTAACTTTTCGAGAAGCTGTTTACCAAGAGATTCTTCCTTTATACCTCTCTATTGGTGTATCTAAAGAAGAATTTATGGATTCCACCCCAACAGAGTTAAAGCCTTATCTCGAAGCTGAAAAGATACGCCAAAAGAGAAAAGATGCCGAACTCTGGCAAGCTGGCATTTATGAAACATCAGCCACATTCACAGCTGTTGCAAATGCTTTAATGGGAAAAAAATCCAAGGCAGAGTACTTGAAGAAACCTTTACTGGAATCAGCAGAGGAAGAAAAGCGTAAACAGGAAGGCATACTTTCCGAAGAAGAAAAGAAAAAACAGAGAAACGCACTTTTGGCAAGCTTGCAACTCATGCAGGCAAACTTTGAACTTAACCATGAAAAGGGCAGGCAGGATGAATAAGTCTTGTCTGCCCTTTATTTTTTTGTAAAAAAGGAGGGAGATAAAAATGGCTGACAATACCATTGATACCCTTGATATAAAAATTAGCAGTAGTACAGAAAAAGCAGTACGTGCGCTGACTAATCTTTCAAATAAACTCACAGAAGTTAATTCCGCATTACGCGGAGCTAATACAAACGGATTACGTAGTTGTGTAAGGGAACTTGGAAAACTAAAAGAACTTGATGTCGGGAAAATGACAAGCATTGCTGATGGAATTGGAAAATTCTCAAATTCCATAAAGACAATGGGTGGAGTAGATTATAAAGGTTCTGGTCTGAATGCAGTTATCAACTCAATCAACAGGCTTAGCCAGGTTGATGTTAGTGGATTTGATTCTGGAAAACTTGGAGAAATAATCCGTCAATTAAGCAATTTGACAGAGATTCCAGATGTATCTTCCGGTGTTAATCGTTTTGTTAATTCAATGGCTAGATTAGCCAATTCTGGTGAATATATTGCAAATGTATCGGCTGAATTACCTGGGCTTGGAAGCAACCTTAAATCAATCGCAGAGAGTTTTACGAGCGTTGGCGATATATCTGAACCTGTGAATAGGTTAGTTCAGTCTATTGCACAATTGGCAAGTTCTGGGAATAAAATCGGACAAACATCAAGCCAACTTGGAGCACTAGCAAAGGAAGTATTATCTTTCTTTGATGTGATGAAAACTGCACCTAAAATCAGTGATGACACAATCCGCATGACGGAAGCACTAGCAAAGTTGGCTAATGCTGGAGGAAAGGTAAATTCTGCTACAAATTCTATATCCAGTGCGTTTTCTAAATTATCATCTGCAACATCTAACCTTGGTAATATTGTTAGTAAAACTTCTTCTATAATTGGAACCGGGGTAAAAGGCATTATTGGATGGTTTCAACGTCTCGGGAATAGTAGTTCTGGAATTAAAACCGCTTCTTTTAATCTCGGAAATTTGCTTAAAACTGCTATCGGTTTTAAGGCTATTCGTGGTCTGGCAAATTTAGGAAAAAGTGCAATTGGTTTTGGCTCTGCTATTACAGAAATCGAAAATGTTGTAGATGTTTCCTTTGGAAGCATGGCAGATGAAGCCTACAAATTTGCTTCTACGGCTAAAGAACAATTTGGATTATCCGAATTGGCAGCAAAGCAATATTCTGGAACCATGATGGCAATGATGAAATCATCTGGTGTTGCGCAAGATGCAGCTTCTAAAATGTCAATTTCTCTTGCTGGATTAGCCGGGGATATTGCATCATTTTACAACATTGATACCGATACTGCTTTTCAGAAAATACGCGCTGGAATTTCCGGGGAAATTGAGCCTTTAAGACAATTGGGTATTAATTTATCCGTTGCAAATATGGAGGCTTATGCTCTTTCAAGGGGAATTACAACATCTTATAATGCAATGTCCCAAGCTGAAAAAGTTGCTCTTCGATATAACTATTTAATGTCAGCTACAGGCGATGTGCAAGGGGATTTCGCTAGGACAAGCGGCACCTGGGCGAACCAGGTTCGTTTACTCACTCTGAATTTCCAGTCACTTTCCGCAGTAATCGGGCAAGGTTTGATTGCTGGCATTCTTCCTGCTATTCAAGCTCTCAATGCGCTTATGTCAAAGCTTATGCAAGCTGCGAATGTGTTCCGTAACTTCATGTATGTATTGATGGGAAAGAAACTAAAAGGTTCGCAGAGTGGAGTTAGCGATATTGTATCTAACTTAGGTGGTATAGAAACAGCTGGTGATGACGCATCTTCTGGGCTTGATGACGCTACATCATCTGCAAAGAAGCTGAAAAAGGCACTTTCCGTATTGCCATTCGACCAATTGAATCAGCTTACCGATAATTCCGATAATTCTGGAACTGCATCTAAAAGTCTTGGTTCTGGACTTGGAGATTTGGCAGATAGTTTTGCAGGAATACAAGATTCAATGGATGAAGTTTTGACTGTTGACGAAACGCCAATTAATAAATGGGCTGCTAAAATCAGAAAAGCATTTCTGGCTAAAGATTGGAAAGGCGTAGGAACCACAATTGCCGATATGCTCAATCTTGGTATGAAAAAAGTTTACAACGTTATCAGCTGGAATAATGTTGGTCCGAAAATAACTGAATTTGTAAATGCATTTACAACAGCATTCAATTCCATGGTTAGCGGCATAGATTTTGACTTAATGGGAAGATTGCTTGGAGCTGGAATTAACACAGCAGTAAATACGCTAAACCTGTTGCTTGGAGATGGAGGAATAGATTTTTCCGGAATAGGGGCAAAACTGTCTCAACTTTTAAAAGGTGCTATAAATGAAATTGACTGGACAGGCCTTGGAAACTTAATAGGAAACAGTTTTATGGCATCTTGGAAAATGCTTTCTGGATTTGTAAAGGATATGTCTAAAAAGGATGGTGCTGGAATTACTGGATGGGGTAAGCTTGGCACTGCTATTGGAAAAGCCTTAAATGGTGCAATAAAAAAGATAGACATGAACACAATTGCAGATGCACTTTCTGGTTTATTAAACGGAGCGTTCGAAAGCTTAAAATCATTTACAGAAACATTTAATTGGGATGATCTCACAACCAAGATAAGAGATGGAATCGCTAAATTCATCAAAGACACAAATTGGAAAGAGAACGGACAGGCTCTTGGAGATTTTATATCTCACCTGTGTACCGCATTAAAAGATTCTCTCACTACAGACACTTTCTATGAGTTCGGACAAGGAGTTGGAACATTCCTTGGTGAATTACCATGGGGTGAAATCCTTAGTACCGCAGCTGATCTGCTATTAACTGGTCTTGCCAGTGCATTAAACGGATTATTCGATGGATTAGAGGAAAAGCACCCAATAGCCGGACATATTGCAGAATGGCTTACAAAAGCATTTATTGCAGTAAAAATAGCAAATATCACAGGTATTGGAACTCTTGTTGGTTCACTTGTGGGACATATTGCAGGAAAAATAGCTGAAAAGAAAAATGCAGAACTAATTGCAGATAAACTTGCGGATGTGATAGGAAATGGTACAAGTGCGGCAAGTGAAGCAATAAAGGGAGTTGGAGATGCAGCGGAAAAAGCTTCAACAGGCGGACTTAAAACGTTTTCTTCAACACTTGGTGCTATATTTGGAACCGCTGGGATTGTATTTGTTGCAACGGCATTATCTGTTAAACTTGCTAAAGGAATTGCAAGTATTACAGAAGCTGCGCAAGGTGGAAATGGTATTCTCACACAAACAGGTGGTTATCTCCATGATTATACAGGCGAGATGGAAAGCGCGCATAAAATAACACAAGACCAAGCAGAAGAGCTCTGGAAGTTAATTGAAGCAGATGAAAGTGCTGGAAAATCAAATTCTGAAATGTACGATAGTTTCATTCAGAAACTTGGAGAATTTGGCGTATCAACCGAAGATGCAAGAAAAATTCTCGAAAAATACGGCGCACAGGCGGGTGTATCAACTGGATTTTTGGAAGATATGACTGATAAAGCCGTAGCCCTTGGAGATGGTGTATCTGAATCAGCTGGAAAATTTGACACAACCAAAATCAGTATATCTGATTTGAAAGACGAACTTTATCTTTTAAGTCTTAGTTCCGAGCAATTTAGTGGAGACTACTTAACTGCTAAAGATGCTCTTGATAGTGCAATATCTGGAAGAACATATGCTAATACAGAAGAAGCACTAGACGCAGTTTATACGTCATTAAAAAATGCTGGCGTTCCGTTAGATGAATTAGATGAAAAACTCAGAAAAGATTTTCCAGATGCAGTTGTTACAATGGAAACAAGTGCAAAGAATTCTTTCGATGGAATGAATACATCTGTGAAAACAGCAGTGGGAGGTATTACTACCGCTGTTGCAAATGCTTCTAGCTCCGTATCATCCAAGACAAAAACTGGCTTTGGTCTCGCCAATACCGCCGTAAGCACGGCAATGGCTGGAATGAAAAAAAGCACAGAAAGCACAATGCCTTCTATTTGGTCGAAGATAAAGAACACGAATGATGATGTTGAAACCAATTCTAAAACAAACTGGGGAAATTCCGCAAGTGCAGTATCGACAGCCCTCGGAACCATGGACACCGATACAAAAGATGTAATGGGTAAAGTTATGACAACAATTCAAAGCTATTGGTCTTCCGTTCTTATCAATACAAACCAGATTTGGGAAAAGGCTTCTGGTAAAGTTGACACGGAAACTGGCAAAATGAAAACTTATACAGAAACCAACTTGTCCGGGATTTCGGATAAAATTAAAAGATTATTTAATGTTAATCTTACATCAATTGGTCGGGAAACTGCTCAATCATTCGCTGACGGCATGAAACAAGTACATTTACCGACTCTGACTTATTATATTTCAGAGTGGAGAAAACATGATCTTGGCGGTGGAAGAACCAGTTCTACACCAGTTTACAAGCCTAATTGGTACGCGAAAGGTGGTCTTTTCAATGGTGCACAGGTAATTGGTATCGGTGAAGCCGGTTCCGAAGCCGTTCTTCCTCTAGAAAATCCGCGAACCATGAAGAAGATCGCAGAAAGCATTGTTTCCAGTTCGGACGGAAGCATGGGACTTACAAAAGAAGAAATGGCAAAAGCAGTAGCCCAGGGAGTTGCAATGGCAATGAGTATGAACAGCGGAAATAAGAATCCGCAGTACATTATGAACAGTATTATTCTGGACGGAAGCGAGATTGCGAAAGCAGTAACAAAAGCCCAAAATGATACGGATAGCCGTTTCAAACCATCCCCGGCATATTGATTTTTGGCTGATTGTGTGGTATAATTTCTTCAATGAAGAAGTACACACGGTCTTGATTTTTGAGCCGCTAAGAAGAAATTAATATTTCTCGATTTTGAGGAATTTTTATCTTACTTGGCGGCTCTTTTTTATTTTTAAGGGAGGAAAAAAGATGGAAAATTATATTTGTGCTATAAAAAGCCCATTTTCAAAATATCAGCGTTTCGTATATGTAGACCATAAAAATAGGGTTGCGCCCGGATTAATGGAAAAAAGAGGAATCAAAGAGTATATAAATAGAATCGCTGATATCAATAACACAAATTATCTTTTTATTGATTGCGAGGTAGAATCTCAAGATGTCGGTTCTTTTGTGGAAATGCTTGAAGAATTAAAAGGCGTAATGGCAAATGGGAGACACAATGATTACCAAGCAACATATGAGTTTATTCTCGGTACCATGCGTGACATGATGAATAAGAGCAGAAACAAATAATTTTGGTAAAACCAACAGGCTAGACCGATCATCGAAAAGCGGAAATGCCTTGCCGCCTGCCTGTTGATTTACATACAGTTCAAGGCACTTTTTTATACGAAAGGCAGGTATCAATCTATGGAATTTAAGGAAAATTCAAATTGCATTCGCATTCCGATTGCAAGAGAACCAATTATTTATTTCCTTTTAGATGGTAATGAAGTAGTTTATATTGGACAGTCTAAGCTAGGGCTTTTCCGCCCATATAGCCATTCAAATAAACACTTTACTTCGGTTTCTGTTATTAAATGTAAACTTGAAGACTTGGATTCATTGGAAATTTTTTATATTAGAAAATATATGCCAAAATACAACCAAAAAATTGTTGATGATAAACATGAGTTTTCTTTTGGAAAAGTGAGAAAAATTATAAGAGAGCAAACGGAATTTAAATGTTGTACAGTTTTTCACATAAAGAAAATAGTAAAAATTATGAAAATAAACACTATTCCGATTAAAGACGCTTTTTATATAACATCCGACGATTCCGAGAAAATAATTGATTACGTAAAGAGTCATTATGATGGAAATAGATTGGTTTTAGCTTAATATGGTAAATTCAGTGGGCTAGGTTGGCCGCCGAAAGTCTCACCTCCGAGAGATTGCCTACTGTTTTTATATTATCGGAGAAGTTCTTAGATATACGGAGGTTATCTAGCATGAGAAAAGAACAGTTTGTTTCTGAAAGAAGAGAAAGAGATTTCACAGGGGTATTTATACCGTCAAAATTATATCTTACAAATAAATTCAGCCCAAGAGAAAAATTTTTATTAGTGGAAATACATAGTCTTCGCAAAAGAGATAAAAGCGGTGATTGTTTTGCGAGCAATCGGCATTTTGCTGACTTTATTGGTGTGTCTGAACGTACTATTCAGTCAATGCTAAATGGGTTAAAACAGAATGGTTATATAACTTCATGGTATGAATATGAAAAAGATAATCCAAAAGTAATAAAGCATAGACACCTTATTCTCACAGAAAAATTTTATGAAGAATTTATAAATGAGCATGAGCAAAAAGATCAGCCCGAACGTGGTGAGAAAAAACGCATGGGGGATGGTGAGAAAAACTGCACCTTCCGTGGTGAGGAAAACTGCGTGGATAAGTATAACAGTGAAATAAGTATAACAGATATAGATAAGAAAACAGAACAAGACTTTATTGATAATAAAGAAAAAAAGACTTTATCTTATACAGATAAAGATAATCAGACTTCTGCTCCTAATAATTATAATAAATTAAATATATATAATATACCCCCTAGAACCAAGGAGCAGAAAGCCAACCGCTATAATTCTAGGAACCAATCATCTCTCTTAGATTATAAAGACGAGGATGTTGAGAAATTGGTAACCGAAATATACGAAAGTATTTACGGAACAAAAGAGAATATTTTTGAAGACCACGACATTTGCCTGTCTATATTCTTGATTACAGAGTTTTTCAAGAAATATCAAAAATACCGTGAAGAAAAGCACCCGATGGTTACGCCAAGCCAAGCTGAAAATATTCTGAAAATGGTACGCAATCCAGACACAGATATGGCAAAAGATGATTTGGTTGACGATAAAGAGGAACCACTGTTCTATCTTGACATGATGGAGGAACATTTTAAGACAAAGTGGGGGAAAAGAAACGGCGGAGATTTTGATTATAGAATCATGTTATTCTTTAAAGACACCACACAAAATATGTTATATCAAAGAGTGAAACAGAAAAGGGAGGACACACTATGATATTTTGGCTATCAGTAATCATTTTTGCGGTCGGCGTTGTTATTCTGATTGCAAATAGAATAGGCGAATCTTTAAGCTGCGAATATGAGTATTCAAATGTGAGTGGATTTATATTGTCTTTTGACGTGGTAATTTCCTTTATCAGTGCAATATGGTTCCTGGTATTTGGATTGATTTTACTTCTCACTCAAACTAATATTACCGCCACCAGATAGGCAAATGCCGAGAAATACAAAGCATTGACTTACAAACTGGAAAATGAAGCTTGCCGAGATCAATTCGGACTTCTCAACAAAGAAATTATTGACGAGGTACAGAGATGGAATGTAAAAGTAACTTACTACAAAGCAATGGAAGATAACTTCTGGGTTGGAATTTATTACCCAGATGTATATGGTGATTTGGGAACGATTGATTATGAGATGTACGATGGTAATTAATTGACATGATAAAATAACCAAATCCGTTTCGAAACCTCTCACACGATAAATATAGGCACAAGCCAAGAAAATTGATTTTTGAGTAAAAAAAATAATTAATTGTGGAGAATTAAAACATATGAGCCAAATAGGAACAGAATTTCCAACAGAATATTCAGACCGTTTCGATAAATTACGACAGAATAGGGCTGAGGTAAGCTTTTACAAATATGGTACGGCAAAGGATAACTTCGGGGAGAAGTTGGTAAACGCCTTGGAATCCCACGATATGTGCATCAAAAAGTATCGTGAGACTGGGAACACAGAATATCTTTGCGATGCAGCTAATTATTTGATGTTTGAGTTTATGTACCCTCAAATTCAAGGCGCATACTTCAAGGCAACAGACAGCGGAGAAAGTGCCGGAGTTGCCGGAACACCGATTAATCAGCTAAAGGAGAAGTGGTATTGATGGATTTCAAGCAGACTTATTTTTCCATCTGGCAGGAAATATGGAATCTCCACAAGAAGTATGCCTTTATATCAAAAGATGATATTCCGCAGTGGGAAAATCTCACCATGGAAGCAAGCCGGATTCACGATAAATACTCCAATTCGGTTGGCGCAAAATTTGCCGAAGCTCTTTTGTTTGCCGTAACTGCGGAAATTGATAGAAAAGCGAAATAGGACTTCCAGAATGCGTCCCAAGGTGGTACAATATGGGTATCAATTATTGGGAGGTATGAGTGTATGAAGAAAGTGAAAAAGTTACTATCGGTTCTGGCAGTCATGCTATTGATTGTCTGTATGGCAGTTCCAGTATCTGCGGCAGGGAAGATTAGTAAGAATAAGGCAACGTTACTTACTGGACAAACCTTGAAACTGAAATTGTCTGGAACAAAAGGAAAGACAAAATGGACTTCCAGCAAGAAATCTGTGGCAACGGTAAGTGGTTCTGGGAAAGTAACAGCCAAGAAATCGGGTTCTGCTACAATCACTGCAAAAGTGGGTAAAAAGAAGTATACTTGCAAAGTAACTGTGGAATCTCCAAAACTTAGCAAGAAAAGCCTTACTTTAAAAGTTGGAAAGACAAGTACCATAAAAGTAAAAGGAACTAAGCAGACTGTAAAATGGAAATCATCAAAGAAAAGCGTTGCGACCGTAAAAAATGGAAAAATTACTGCGAAAAAGGCAGGAACCGCCAATATTACAGCAACCATTCTTGGAAAGAAATTTACCTGTAAGGTTACTGTGAAAAAATCTTCTAATGGTGGATTTAGCGGAAATACGAATACATCCAAAAACAATGTAACGTATCACGCAGAAGCAACGCCAAGGGGAGAAGTTATAATTCTTCAAAATAATTACAATTATGCGGTTTCTGTTGATATTAGCTGTGCTTTTTGTTTGAATGGACAAATAGTTTCAGTAAGCAATCAGTATGATACGTGTGTAATTGAGCCAGGGATGAAATATGCTACATTAATGACAAATTATGGAAGTCAATGGGATTCTGTAAAAATTAATCTAAAAACAGAAAACGTATCATATTTTGATTTTAATGCAAAGAATATTACGTATACATCAAATTTGGGAACGGAGGGTGTTGTTTTAACAGTTAAAAATAACGGAAAAAACAATCGTGGAACTCATATGGCAGTTGTATACTATAAAAATAATAGAATAATTGGATGTGACGATGGTTTGTTTGCTAATGTTCAAAGAAAAGGAAGTGTTGATTACTTACAATCATATTTTCCAACTGATTTAAATTATAATACAATAATTCCAGATCGTTATGAAGTATACGTGAATATGTCATATGATGTTTGTGATATGCCAGCGCCAGAATGGTAAATAGGAATTAGGCTAGGGATTTCTACCTAGACTTTTTAACCCTTAAAACTCGCCTACATTCAGATTATTAGGAATAAATGATACCATAGTATACTGAATGATACTTTCGCCGTATGTTATAATATAAAATCATAATAAGCAAATTTTAAAGCGTTTACCTTTCGGGGTAGGCGCTTTTTTCGTGTGTAAAAATACATGAGGGTTAGCATATGGCAGAAGCATTTTTAAAAGTGGATGGGGTAGCATTGCCCTGTCCTTCTTCTTTTACATGGGGGTTACAGGATATATCGGCATCAGAATCCGGCAGAACAGACGATACTACCATGCACAAAAACAGAGTTGGACAGAAACGAAAGCTGTCTGTAGGTTGGAATGGTCCAGACTGGGACACTGCTTGCAAAATTATACAGGCAGTAAATCCAGAGTACATACAGGTCACATATCCAGACTTGCTATCTGCAAACAAGCACGAAACCAGAACATTTTATGTTGGTGACAGGGAATCCCTTTTTAAGTGTTGGTGGATAGGCAATGAGCGCATGGAAGGACTTAAATTTGATTTTATCGAGAGGTAAGACATGCGAAATTTATCAACGGAATTTAAAGAACAGCAGAATAGTGGGAACCGTAACTATCTGAAATATGCAGATTTTACCTTTACGGACGGAAGCAAAATATCCATTACCGACAAAGATTTATGGTCTAATGGCTTCAAATTTGAGGATGCAGTATCGCAAAGCGGTTCTTTTGATATCGGCGCAGCTATCGTAAATAAGCTGACATTGCAGATCAACAACTTTTCTGGCAAGTACACAGATTACATCTGGGATGGAGCGAGAGTGGTTTGCCATATTGGGCTTGAATTATCTACTGGCATTGAAAAAATCCGTATTTGTACCATGACAGTAACAGATGCCCCATACCAAAACACAGCTATTATCAGCCTAACTTGTGAAGATTCCATGCGATTATTTGATCGTGATTATTCTGATAGTAAACTGACATACCCAGCAACCAGATTACAGATCATCCAGGATGCTTGTGAGGTATGCGGAGTAACACTACAATCAACAAGATTTGATAACGATGATTTCGTAATTCAGAATCGACCAGATGATAGCAGCATTACTTTCCGACAGGTAATTGCATGGGTAGCACAGATGGGCTGTCAGTGGGCAAAAATAGATGCATACGGAAGATTGTGTATCGGATGGTATGAAAAAGAATCTAATATTCCAGCTAATATTACCTCCAAAGATACAAGTGGATTTACCCCTTGGTTATACGATCTTGAAATAACAGGAGTAAAAGTAACGGAGTATTCAAGCAATTCATCTGAAAGTAACGCTAAAACATATCAATCAGGGGATGAGGGGTACATCATAGATATTAGCGAAAATAAGCTAATACAACCGGGGACTGGACAAACGATTTGCTCAATAATTGCTGAAAGATGTGTTGGATTAAAATTTCGTCCTTTTACAACCAGCGCGCTAACCGATATTGCTTTGGAAGCAGGGGATGCTATTACAATCACTGATAGGAATGGGGAAGAACATAAGAGTTATTTAACTTCTCTTACATTGAACCCGGGAACTTTTGAACAATTAGAATGCAGTGCGAAGAGTGTTTCAAGAAACAAACAGAAGCAATATACCCTTAATCAACAGGCACAATCTGAATATAGAAAAAGCTTAAGAGATGAGCGTACTTCTAGGGAAAAAGCGCTGGAAGAATTATCACAACGCCTTGCGGAATCTTCTGGAACATACACGACAGTGGAAACACAGTCGGACGGAAGCAATATCTATTATCTTCACAACAAACCACAGCTATCCGATTCTGACATTGTATGGAAAATGACCGCAGAAGCATGGGCGGTATCTACAGATGGTGGACAACATTGGAATGGCGGTATGACGGTCGATGGTGATGTGATTGCCAGAATCCTTACGGCTACAGGTGTTAATGCTGACTGGATTAAGACGGGAGCCTTGGTGGTTCGTGATAATAGCGGAAATATTATATTTTCTGCCGATATAACTAAACATCAATTAATAATGGATGGATCCTCAATTAGGATTGGTGCATCTCCTTTGGATGGACTGTTAAACAGTATGCAGGGGCAGATCGATGGGAATATAAATACCTGGACAGGAACATCAGTACCTACATTGAGCAATTATCCGGCCAATGAATGGCTGGACGATACCGAAATGAGCAAGCATGTCGGTGACATTTACTACGATGGCGATAGCCACGCATACCGCTTTGTAAATGAAGGCAATGGATATTATTGGAAACAGCTGAAAGATACGGACGTTACAAAGGCACTGAAAGATTCTGAGGACGCATTGTCGGCAGCGAAACAGGCACAGGAAGCGGCAGCTCTCGCCAAAAACATGACATTGCAACTGAGCAATGAATACCAGGGCGTTTCTGTTGATTCTGATGGAAATTACGGCACATTTCCTAGCGATGTGATTACACATGCTGTAGTAATGTACGGGACACAAGATATTACAGATGATTGTAATTTTATAATCACAAAATCAGATAGTATAACAGGAATCTGGAACAATTCAGCAAAGACATATACGGTAACGGGGCTGTCAGCCGATGATGGTTGGGTAGATGTTAGGGCAACTTATCTTAGTGCTTTGACGGTGACCAAAAGATTTTCCATTTCAAAAATTTATGCGGGAAACGATGGAAAGAACGGTCTTCCGGGAGAACCTGGACGAGATGGAAAAACAAGTTACACCCATATTGCTTATGCCAATAGCGCAGATGGTAAAACCGATTTTTCGGTGTCTGATAGTAACCGGGAATATATCGGTATATATGTTGATTTTGGACTACAAGATAGCACTAACCCGGATGATTATGCATGGACGCTTGTAAAAGGTGCAGATGGGGCAAATGGATCTCCAGGAAAACCTGGAACAGACGGAAGAACACCATATTTCCATGTAGCTTACGCAAACAGCGCGGATGGTAAGATGGGCTTTGATGTATCTGATAGCACTGGAAAAGAATACATCGGGCAGTATACAGATTATACGGAAGCCGATAGCACTAACCCCGGTGCCTATTCATGGACAAAGATTAAGGGAGAACAAGGAGTTCCGGGTAGAACATATTTTCTTGAAAGCCCATCATATGTTATTAAGCAACGCGCGAATGGCAGTGTAGCCCCGAGCTATATTACTTTGAGTGCTTGGTATCGCGATGGAAACGCGGAAACACGAACAGCATATAAAGGTCGTTTTAAAATCGAAGAATCCGTAGATGGGGAAAATTGGAAAACGGTATATTCTTCTGCGAAAGACGAAACAAGCGTTTCACATAATTTATATACGGTATTATCAACTAAAGCGGGAGGAATTATAACAACGGCTTCTGGAAGGTCAATTGGAATTCCAAGAGATGTAAGTACCATAAAATGTACCTTATACGCGGCGGGTGGATTTTCACAACCATTAGATTCCCAAAGTATGGCGGTTGTAATTGATGTAGATGCACTTACACATGAAGAAATATTTAACCTCTTAACCAATGATGGCGCAATTAAAGGAATTTATAAAGAGGGAAATCAGCTATATATTTCGTTCACTTACGCCAAGGGTGGCACATTAAAGCTTGGCGGTAAAAATAATGGGTATGGGATATTAGAGGTACTGAACCGCCGTGAAACTGGATGGGCTAGTAAGCTTGATCCTGACGGATTAACCATATTTAAAGATTATGTAAATGAAAATAACTATAAATGCCTTATTTTTGATTCAAGCGGAATTAAGTACGGAGTAACCGATTCAGCAGGATTACTGAATCTAGAAATGCCTCTTTTGGTTAACGATAATGGCACAATGACCATTTTAACAAATGATATTTATGGTTATTCTGATGATGGAAAAACAGCTTTTCAGTTTTTTAGTGGCAAAACAGTAAACTCAGGTTCCATGATAGTAAATGTTAAATCAGACTTTCATGATTCTGCTAATTTTCATAAGTCAGTTACGATGAGTGGTCTGCCGTGGAACTCTAGTGCAAGTGCAGCTGTTGTTTTTGCATCTGATATGAAAACTCTTAATGCGGCTGCTGCATCTTCGATTCGTTACAAATCAATAGGAAACGGAAAAAACATAAAAGAAGATGAACTGGAAGACCTCTACAGAATCAAGGTAATCTGGGCGAAGTACAAAGACGGATATTTATCCGAACAAGATGAACGCTATGGCAAAGAAATGCCGATGTTCATAGCTGAGGACATTGACCGCAGATTTCCATTAGCCGTTGACCATAATGAAAAAGGCAAAGCTGAAAACTGGAATTACCGTATTATAATCCCCTGCATGTTTGCCATGCTGAAAAATGACCATGAGAAAATCCTGGCTCTCCAAGCGGACAACCAGGAACTGCATTCAAAACTGGATGCTTTGTCAACAGAAGTACAGGAATTAAAAGAACTTATCAACAATATTTCACGAAAGGAATGAGAATATGAGTGTAAAAACAGTACAAGCTACAGTAAATGGACAGACCGTAAGTCTAACCTATAACAGTTCTACTGGACGATATGATGGAACGATTACAGCCCCTAGTAAATCCAGCTATAATCAATCGGGACATTATTATGGGGTAACAATCAGAGCTACTGATGATGCTGGAAACGCAGAAACAGCAGATGCTAGTCATTCAACGTTAGGAAGTTCATTACAGTTAAAGGTAAGAGAAAAAGTTGCGCCGATTTCAACAATAACATACCCGACAGCCAGCGCACTGATTACAAATAACAAACCAAGCATTGTCTGGACAATAACCGATGATGATTCTGGTGTGGATCCTTCCACCATTGGTATCACCATTGATTCTGGAAGTAAAATTACGGGAAGCAGTATTTCCAAGACTACTATTTCTGGCGGTTACAGATGTACTTATACTCCTGGTACTGCCCTGTCAGACGGGAGCCATACAATTACTGTAAATGCGTCTGACTATGATGGAAATGCGGCAGCACAGAAGAGCGTTTCATTCAAAATTGATACCGTACCGCCGACACTTTCCGTTACATCACCGACAGATGGTCTTGTTACCAACCAGGCTTCCTGTACTGTTCGTGGTACAACAAACGATGCAACATCCAGCCCAGTATCTGTTACTGTCAAACTGAATAGTGGTAGCGCAGAGGCGGCAACCGTTGCTTCTGATGGCTCCTGGTCTAAGGTAATTACTCTTACTGAGGGTACCAATACCATCACCGTAGTGGCTACTGATAGTGCCGGAAAGAGTACCACTGTAACCAGAACTGTGAAACTGGACACTAAGGCTCCTGTCATCAAGTCCGTAACATTAACACCGAACCCGGTTGATACTGAAAAAACCGTTGTAATCTCTGTAGAGGTTACCGACTGATAAAGGTGGTGGAAACATGGTAGTAGCATTAAGGGGTACTATCAATGGAAACATTATCTCATTCGCAAGGGCACAAGGGGATAGATGGGAAGCCATCATCCCCAAAAGCCTTAACGGCGCTTATGTAGTTGACATGTCCGCTGTTGATGAAGCTGGAAATACCGCATATATAGCAAGATACATTATTACCATAGATATATCTTCTATGTGTGTTCACATTGAGCCGTGTCCGTATTATGAAGAGTTATTAGAGCCACAGTATCGGGCGGTTTTAGAAAAATCCGAGTATTATGCAGAGTTAATAGGAGGTTGCAACTGTGAATGTGGATTTTGAATTCGGAGAAAAGAAACATATAAAACTAAGAATATGCTCCTGCAAAGGTACCGATTTTCTAATCGAAAGAGCTTCCTATGAGTTGCTTTACAAAGGAACACAAGAAGTTGAAGATAGTGGCATTGCGGTAATACAAGGACATATTCTTGATGTGGTTATACAGCCGCAGAAAAAAGGTAGATATAAACTTAGAGTGATGTATGAAATCCTGGACGAAAAGTTGATTGCAGAAGTAGAAGTGGCGGTGAAGTGATATGGCGAATATTTTAATCAGCGATGTAAAAATGACACCGAACCCGGTCACCGCCAGAGCAAGCTTCGTCCTGTCCGTGAAGATCATCGACAAAGTATACGCACTGGCCACAAAGGACGGCAAGTGCCTGATGACAAAGAATAATAAAGTAATTGAAAAAATTCCAAGAAAGGATTGATGAAAAATGTCTGAATCTATACCAAGTACACTAATATCAGCTCTCCCAGCAGCTACCAAAGTATCGGATACGGATATCGTGGTATTGGAGAACGGCTCTACAACCCAGAAGATTACTATAGCGCAGTTGAAAGAGGCGCTAGGGATTAATGCACTAAACACGAATTTTAAATTCTACAGTTCCTTATCTCAAATTGGATTAACAGCATCTGCAACATGGGATCAGATACTTATTAAATTAGCTGATGGTACTGGAATAAAATTTGCTGCATGGAAAGCAGACTATCCAAATTTATCAAATCCATGCACAAGTAATAGGCAATTAATAACTGTTTGCAGATCATATTCAGGTTATTCTACTATAGAAGTGTGGGATATTGATAATAACGTTCGTCACTTTACAGCACATAATGGAGATAACTATAGACCTTGGAAATCATATTAAAACCATGTTGTATTCCATGTTTTTGATGATGTTGATAACCAATTACATTTACGTTCATTTGTATATAATCTGCAAATTTCAACAAATGTTGCACCATCACTACTAAATTGCCATCTAACTGTATACGTCCAAGATGAAATTGCAAATTCTGGAAAGCTTAATTGAGCATAATAAGCAACACGGTGACATCTTGTTGAATTGGACTATATACTTTTATTTTCCCAGTAATACTTACGTCTCTTGCAACAACGCAACCAGCTATATTAGAACTTGCACCAATAAGAACAGGAAATGATATTTTATGTTCTGGCAGGTTTGGAAATGTATATTCTCTAACCACTCCTGCTGAACACGTTAAAACTTCATTCGTATACTTCGTGTTTTGCGACCTTCTTTCCTCCGGATGCTACAATAAAGCAGAAGGAGGAATAAAGGTTATGGATATACGAAATACGATTATTAACAATGTATTGCTGGCGGTGCAATCTCTATTAGATGATCAACAGCTCCAGGCAGTACAGGATGAACTCTGTATTCAACTGAACAGTTACGAAGTGCAGGAGAGAAGCACAGAACTAACGGTAGTGGACAATACTCCAGACAGTATGCTGGCAAAATATATAGCAACCAAGCGAATTGAGGGAAAAGCGGAATCTACTATCAAAAGGTACTACGATACGTGTTACATGATGATACATGAGATCTGTAAACCACTGCATGAGATTACTACCTACGATCTCAGATACTACTTGGCTATGTACCAGGAACAGCGGAAAATATCGCTGGCTTATCTTGAAACCTTGCGGCACAATATCAGCGGATTTTTTCGAGTGGGCTGCAAATGAGGGGTATATCGGGATGAATCCTTGCAGAGCAATAAAAGTTATTAAGTACGAGAGAAAAGAACGAGAAGGACTTACGGCTATTGAATTGGAAAAAGTCCGAATGGCTTGCAAAAACGTTAGGGAAAAAGCATTGGTAGAGTTTTTGTACGGTACTGGTGCCAGGGTTACGGAAGCTTGCACAATTAAGATTTCTGATGTGGACTTTGAAAAAGGAGAAGTATGGCTGTTTGGAAAAGGAAGTAAGCACAGGAAATCATACATTACAGCAAAGTGCGCCTTGTATCTTTCCGAATATCTAAATAGCAGAGATGATAAATCCGAATATCTTTTCGTATCGGAAAGAAAGCCACACAATTCTTTAAAGAAAGAAGCTATCGAGAGAGTTATAAGGAACCTCGGAAAACGCTCTGATATTGGAAGAGAGCTATTTCCGCACTTATTTAGACATACAGTTGCCACAGATATGCTTCAAAAATCAATTCCTGTTACTGATGTCCAGAGAATGCTTGGCCATGTTAGTGTAAATACCACTATGGTATACGCAAAAGTAAAAAATGAAGATGTGAAGTATAATCACCGTAAATATATAGGATAAAGAGTTTAGGCTAAAGAGCACTCCATTTGGGGTGCTTTTTATTATGCACTTTTTTAACCTCAACAATGAAAGGAGACCACACATGAATATTAACACCTCATTAATCAGCAACAACAACAGCTACGCCGGACAAACACCTCGGTATATTGTCATCCACAATACGGATAATACGGCCAAGACAGCAGATGCCAAAGCACACGCCACAGCACAGCATAATGGCAATTTTCATGGCTATTCAGCCCATGTATTCGTTGACGATAAGTCAGCATACCAAGCCTTGCCGTACAATCGTGGAGCATGGCATGTTGGGGTAGATTACGGCGGTAAACTTTTTGGAACTGTAAATAATCATAATTCCATCGGAATTGAAATGTGCATGAATGCCGGATATAACTACGAAAAAGCATACCAGAATACCGTTGATGTATGCAAGCAATTGATGAAAAAGTACAATATCCCGGCATTCCGAGTAGTGCAGCATTACGATGTGTGCGCTAAGAATTGTCCATCCGTTATCCGTAAAAATGGTGACTGGGATAGATTCAAGAAGCTCATTTCCAGTGAAACCGTGACAGCGCCAACCACAAAGCCGACAGTAAAGGTTGCCAAGTATTACCGTGTTCGCAAGACCTGGAAGGATTCCAAGAGCCAGATCGGGGCGTACAAGTCACTGAAAAATGCGAAAAAGGCTTGCAAAGCCGGTTACTCTGTTTTTGACTGGAATGGAAAAGCTGTGTATTCCGTGACTGCAAAGAAAAGTGTAGCCAAGGTAGCAAAAGAGGTAATTAACGGCGAGTGGGGAAACGGACAGGATAGACGAGACCGTCTGGAATCAGCTGGCTACAATTACACAGAAGTGCAGAATGCAGTAAACAAACTTCTTAAATAACAAAAACACTCCCGGGGTTTTCCCGGGAGCTACTTAAATGCAATATAGCCTTCATAAAGTTTTCTGATCGCCGAAAGGTCTTTTCTCCTAATCGGAACCACATCTCCAGATACCATTCTGAAATCAGCACGAAGTTCCCAGACTTCATCCATGTTGACAATGTAACTTTGGTGGCAGCGTAAAAACCGTCTGTCCAGTTGCTTTTCAACGTCCGAAAGTTTCCCTCTCTGCATATGAGTGATACCACAGGTACAATGGATAGTGATGTATTTATTGCGACTTTCAATATATTCAATATGGCAGAAATCAACCCTGTGGAAATAATCCTTGTTCTTTACAGTCAGCGTTTTATCATGGATATTTTCCAGTTCCCTGTTGACTACACCATACATTCTTCCATCTTCCGAGCCTTTTATGATATAGTGAACAGGAAGGATATCCAGAGCATCAAACACATATTCCTTGTGGGCTGTCCAAAAGGTGATATTCCCTACATATCCATTCTTTCTAAGATGCCGGGCAACATCAATTCCATTTTCATCTTTCAACATAATATCCAACACAATTATGTCGTACCATACGCCGTCATTTACATCATCAATAAGAGGTTTCCCGGTGGTATATGCCGTGATCGTGCATCCACTGTCCCCATTTCTACGAAGAAAACCGTCCATTCTGGTTTTAAAAATCTCAATTTGTAATTCGTTGTCATCACATATTGCAATCCTCAAAAAAATCATCCCTTTTTGTGCGAAATTCGTCGCTGTATGTGCTAATTTTGCCATTTCCTGTGTAATTGTATGTTTTTTGATACAATGTTATTGTAATACATTAAGATGATAGTGTAAAGGGGATGGATTCATGGAGAAACATAAAAAAATCATAATTGTGTTTATACTGATATTCGTGCATGTGCTCTTGATTCAATATGTTTACTTCTGCCCGGAGCGTAGTATTATCTTTGGGAGGGGTAAAACTATCGCAATTGCAAAAACAGAGGTAAAACAGGTTGTCCATGAGCGCTATAAATCCCTCACTGACAAGCATCCAGCCCCTTTATTTCTATCTATTATTATTACGATTTGGAAAAGAGAAAATCATAATATTTACACAAAAAAACTTATAATTCAAAGAAAAATCAGAAGAAACCAGCTTGCCAGGAAAGATTTAAGCGGAAACAATTCTATCCCATTATATGGTTATGAAAACATGATATAATTTAATAAGTAAGAACATATGTTTGTGGTGTTGGGAGGGGTTTACGTGGATTACAAGAAAGAAATTATTGAGATTATTGAAAAAATTGAAAGCGAAAAGATTTTACGCTATATTTATCTTTTCCTGGTTGATATTCCTAAAAAATATTGGAGGTAGATATATGTTTAGAAAAAGAAAAAAAATAAAGCCTTATCGTATAGATACTACACATAAAGGATTTGAATACATTGGAATAAAATTGACAGATGAACAATTTCAAGATTTGGCAGCGCTTAATATGTTGTGGATTGGTAATGAGGAAAGAAAAAAAAGCCCTGTTTTCCACATACTAATTCTTATGAAGATATTAGGCTTACTGCCACCCGAAATGATATGTAAAGAAAGCAACCAAAAGGCCGATGATAACACCGATAAAGATGTCTATCAAGCGTTGGAACGTATGTTTGGTAAAATTATAAGATAGTTTTTTGAATTTTTCTTTTGGCGATGGGAAAAGGATGTTGTATTGGGATATGCCTAAATCAGTGACATCCATTCCATCGTCACTTTGAATTATATAGTGTTTTGCACTAAGGCTCTTTAAAAATGGAATCATCGAAAAATCATCAATGTTTAATATACTCTTTATCTTCGAATAAGTTGTACGCTTATTACTATCCATAGATTCTACGATGGTTTTTAACATTAATTCTTCTGATAGCATAGCAGTCCTCATTCACTCAAAAAATTTATCAGTTCAATAACATGTTTCTTTTTAATATCGGATAATCCGAAGTATTTTTTTAATGCATTGGAAAGTTCGATGTCTTTTCTTATTTCTGCAATTAAGTGTACAGATTCGTCAGAGAAATCTTCTTCTGGCATTTCTCCAGTCATCAAATAATCAACCGATACTTTAAAATAATCTGCAATTTTCTGTAATTTATCTTGCTTTGGGGTATAAGTACCTTTTTTCCAACTAGAAAGAGTTGCTGTAGAGATTTGGGTGCTTTTAGAAACATCACTTGGTTTTACATTATTTTTCTTGCAAAGAAGATCAAAATTTTCGTAGTACATATTTTCTCCTATCAAAATTAAGAAAACTTAATAAATAATTGTTGACATACTAAGAAAACTATGATATTCTTTATACAAGCTAAGAAATCTTAGCAAAGGAAACAAAAAGATAGCATGGCAACAACTAAGAAACTTATTTAATTCTAACTCGCAATTATGATTATATAAGAAAACTTAGTTATTGTCAATACTATCTATATAAAATATCTGAAAGAAAGGAGATGCAATTTTGCAAGAACTAGAAAACAAATCTTATGCTTATCAAAAATTCAAAGAGTTAAGAGAAAAAGCAAACTTATCTGAATACCAAGTTTCTGTTGGAACTGGAATTTCTACTGCTGTATTTACGCAATGGAGCCGCGGGGATTACAACTTGAAACTCGATAAATTATCTTTGCTCGCAAAGTTTTTTGGCATTTCAGTAGCTGATTTTATTGAAGATGAAGAATCTGATAAAAAAGAAAATTCTTAATGGAGGTGAGAAAGTGAATATTCCTAGCGAGACTATTGTGAAGTTCAAAAACGGAACAGAGTTACGTATGCCTTCCGGTATATACGAAAAAATTTCTTTCGATAAAGATTCAATTATGGAACTTAAGTGGGAAGAAAATGGCATGGACTACAAGGTACAGTTTTTTTTTGATGATGTACTCTATATTGCAAAGACAACACAGAGCACATCTAAAGGTTAAAATGGTCGTTTGGTAGAAGAACAATTGTTTACTTTCTTTTTATCCAACTCGTTAAGAAAGTAATTCTCATCATGGGAATTGAGAAGTTTGGAAAAATCTGTACGATATTTAAAATATTTTTGACAGATATGAGAATCATCTAAATTCCCTAGAAGCTCAGAACAAAGTTTGGCAACAGCCAAGTCGTGAGCAATTTGAAAGTTATCCATTATTAACACCTCCTTCCTAAAGGAGATTATATCACAGAAAGGAGAAGAATGAACGAATTGCAAATTTTTAATTCGCCAGAGTTCGGAGATATTCGGACGGTAACTATTGATAACGAAACATACTTTGTAGGAAAAGACGTAGCAACGGCACTTGGTTATGCAAATCCTAAAAATGCAGTTCCGACTCATGTAAGCGAAGAAGATAAGCTGAGTACCCAAATTGAGTACGCAGGTCAGAGAAGAGAAGTAACAGTAATCAATGAATCCGGTTTATACGCATTGATCTTCGGAAGCAAACTTGAATCAGCTAAAAGATTTAAGCATTGGGTGACAAGCGAAGTTCTTCCGGCAATCCACCATAACGGCGGTTATATCATGGGACAGGAAAATTTGTCTGATTCAGAATTGATGGCTAAAGCTATTCTGGTAGCACAAAAAACTATTGAACATAAAAACCAGATCATTGAACAGCAGAAAGCAAAAATCGAAGCCGACAGACCAAAGACAATTTTTGCCGATGCAGTGTCAACCAGTCATACATCAATCCTTATTGGGGATTTGGCAAAACTTATCTGCCAGAACGGTGTCCAGACAGGACAGAAGAGATTATTCCAGTGGATGCGAGAAAACGGATATCTGATGAAAACTGGTGCAAGCTACAATATGCCAATGCAGAGATATATTGAACAGGGATTGTTTGAAGTTAAGGAATCCAGTGTTCAGAATCCAGACGGAAGCGTCCGAGTAACGAGAACCACAAAAGTTACCGGAAAAGGACAACTGTATTTTATCAATAAGTTTCTTGGGAATGAAATAGCAAGTTAAGGAGGTGGACGTAAGATGTTAGCAGATGATTACGTTTCTGAAAGGTTATCCGATTATGATTCCAAAATATATCAGTTATATCGCCGCAAAAACGGACAGAAGGCAAGCGACCTTGTAGAAAAAGTGAAAAATGAAATTGCCGAATGCGGTCTGTCCGCTACTGAAGCGAAAGGCTTTTTAGAGTACATGAAGATTGTTATTGACGCTCAGTCACATCTTCCCATTCAGAAATAACGGAAGTTTTTATGGTTTCTGCTCCGGGAACATTACCATCATCAATCTCATTTGCGGCATGAAGCATTGAAATTATTTTATGAGAATAAGGATGTTCCTTTCCGCAATTTGGGCACACAACCTTGTCTGTACTTATTCTTTCACTTATATAGTAATCACAATGACAAGTACAGGAAACTTTTAATTTGAGAAACATTTTAACATACCTCCTTTCTGAACACATTATACCATTCAGATGGAGAGAATAAAAGAAAACAGGGAGGAAAAACAATGATTAAATTTGAAAACGGTTTAGTTAATATTTCTGGTAAAGGGATTGATATTCTTTTAGAGTATGCAGTTATCACCCATGAAATTAAAGAGATGTTCGTAAAAGATGGTGGAAAAGAGGAAGAAGTAAACGAACAGCTTAGAGAGGTTTTTGAACGAGGACTTTTGAGTGAAGAAGAGCTTGACAAGAAGTTTATGGAAGCTGTTGGAGAAGCTATGAAAAAGCCTGAATTAGCAGGAATGTTGGTTGGTGCAGCGTTTGCAGCATTATTCGGTCAGAATGATAAGGAGGATAAACATGGGAGAAAATAAGAGTACAGATTTTGTACCTGAGAACGCCAATGAGGAATATGCACTTCTGGTTGGAAGATTAAAGGCATTTGAAGCTTGGGCGAATAGCGTGAACGATTATGATTTCACAAAGAAAATGGCATTTAGAATGCTTGGACTTGATGTAGAAAAATCAAAGGAGGAAAAGAAAGAATGAAATGCTTTAAAGGCTTTGACAAGGACTTAAAGTGTAGAGATTTCCAGTATGAAATTGGAAAAGAATACACAGAAGAAAAAGCAGACATTTGTAATTATGGATTCCATGCTTGCGAATTTCCGATGGATGTATTCGGTTATTATCATCCTTCAGATTCCAGATATTGTGAAGTTGATCTTGAAGAGAATGACCAGAAATCATCTGATGATAGCAAGAGAGTTGGAAAGAAAATTTCCGTGAAAGCAGAAATTGGAATTGCTGGAATTATAAAAGCTGGCGTTGAATATATAAAAGAGCAAGTTGATTGGGAAGATGATAAGGTAACCAATACCGGAGATTATTCAGCGGCAACCAATACCGGAAATCGTTCAGCGGCAACCAATACCGGAAATCGTTCAGCGGCAACCAATACCGGAGATCAGTCAGCGGCAACCAATACCGGAGATCGTTCAGCGGCAACCAATACCGGAAATCGTTCAGCGGCAACCAATACCGGATATCAGTCAGCGGCAACCAATACCGGAAATCGTTCAGCGGCAACCAATACCGGAGATTATTCAGCGGCAATTGTCGAAGGAAAAGAAAGCATTGCATTAGCAGCAGGAATCAAATCAAAAGCTAAAGGGAAAATCGGGTGCTTCATTGTTTTGGCTGAATGGAAAGAAATTAATTATGAATATCATCTTGTAGATGTTAAATCAGCAAAAGTAGATGGAGAAAATATCAAAGAAGATACATTCTATATGTTGAAAAGCGGAAAATTTGTAGAAGTAGATTAAGTTGCCCTGGAAGGTGCTGACACACCAACCAGGACGGTATCTAACTAAGAATGAGTTAGTTAAATACAGGATTATTATAACACAACCTCCTGTATTTGACAAACAAAAATATAACAGGAGGACTTTTTATGCAAAAAAATGGTGAAAATCAGCCACTTTCCAGTGAAATCATTGCTGATCTGGAAGAAAAGCTGATGGCAAGAAATGTAATTATCGCTATTCTGGCAACTGCACTTGCAGTAACCACATCCAGAAGAAAGTGAGGGAAAAATGAAAGAGGTGGTAAAGACAATAGGAGAAATATTTGTAGGGATAGGGATGTTTACAGTAATCTTCTCAATCACATGGATGCTTACATCATTTGATGTTATCGGGGCGTTTTTCGTATCAACAGTCTTATTCTCAATGGTGTTTCTTCCTATTATATTAGGAACGGAGGAAAAGTAAATGCAAAGATTAAACAAAGTAAGATTATCCGGTAGAGCCGGGGAAATAGTGTTCAGCCACGAACATTACGGAAGATACTATTACAAATTCATGCTGACAGTCATTCGTAAAAGCGGTGCAGTAGATATGTTTCCAATCGTCATAGAAGATTCTGTTGTACGTGATAATGATTATAACGGAAAAGAAGTTGTGGTAACAGGTGTAATCAGAAGCATGGACACTTCTAAAAATCCAAATAAGCACCACAATGTTAATTATATCGCAGCTGATAAAGTGGAAATCCTGGAAGAACAGGTTCCGGATGGTGATATAAACGAAGTAGAGTTTATTGCCAGAAGTTGCACAAGAGAGCCATATGTAAAACTTACACCAGTAACGCACAAGAAAGTTTTAAATCTTTTTGTGGCAATTCCAAGAGATTTTTCAGAAAGAGCCGACTTTACTCGCTGCACTTTATGGGGAAAAGGTGCTGATCTGGCGGTAGACGTTAAAAGAAATGATTACATTAAAGTAACTGGCAGGTTAATGAGCCGTGATGTTTATGTTAATGGGGAAGAAACGGAAAGTGTATATGAGATTTCCGTAAAAGAAATGGAGAAATTGGAGGATGAAGAATAATAAGAATGAAGTTCAGATATTTGGCGCAATAATGGACATTCAGCCAGGAACGTTTTTCAAGGACGGAGAAAAATTCGTAAGATTCTATATTGGTGCAAAGCGTACCAGTGGGAACGTAGATTTGCTTCCAGTAATTGTTAAAGAAAAGCAGACGGAAGGTTTAAAGATTGGAAAACACGCTTATGTTGAAGGGAGATACAGTTCTTCAAACAAACATGAAAGTGGAAAGTCACATTTGATTCTTGAAATCAAAGCGGAAACAATCTGGTGTGGAGAAGGTGATGGGAGCACAGAAGGTGAAAACAAAATCATTCTGGAAGGTTATCTTTGCAAACCGCCTGTGTACCGCAGAACACCAAGTGGAAAAGAAATCTGTGATTTAATGATTGCTTGCAACGAATATGACTTGCGAAGAACAGATTATATTCCGTGCTTAGCATGGTTGAAAGAAGCCAGAGAAGCTGCTGATTTCAAGGTTGGAGATTTCGTAAAAATAATCGGAAGAATCCAGAGCCGGATTTATCATAAAAAATTGTCTGGTGATGAAGTAGAACTTAGAACTGCATATGAGGTATCAATAGGGAGGATAATCGAGCATGAAAGTGGAAGTGAAAAAGATTTCGTTGGAGAATTACAAGAAGTTTTCAAGTAAGTCTGTAGATTTGTTTCCAAGAACAGAGATTTCTGGCAGAAACAGAGAAGGAAAATCCACATTGCAGGACGCATATTTGGACGTTCTGACAGGAAAGATGGCAAATGGCACAGAACCTACTTCTATTCGCAGAAAAGAAAATGGCGTGGAAGTGCCAAAGGTTGATGTTGTAAGAGAGCTTACACTTGCGATTGATGGGAAAGAAAAAGTGATCCGCAAAATCACAAAGCAGAAGTGGAGAAAACCAAGAGGACAGTCCGAAGAGGTATTCGATGGAAATGAAACTTCTTATGAAATTGACGGATTCCCGGCTAAATCAAAGGATTATACCGAGTTCATCCAGTCAATAGCAGAGCCTTCAACACTTCTGATGTGCAGTAATCCAAAACCATTTCTGAATACATTACAGAAGTCAACAGCAGAATCCAGGAAGGTACTGGAAAAGATGTCTGGTTTCGATATTGCTCAGTTTATGGAAGAGAATCCACAGTACGCTCATGTGGAAGAAATCACAAAGGGGCATTCCGTAGAAGATACATTGAAGAAGCTCCGAAAAGAACTGAATGCACAAAAGAAAAAGGTGGATGCCAAAAACACGGAGATTGCATATGAAACCAATCGGACTGTTGAAGCAGAAGATACTTCTTCCCTGGAATCCAAAAAACAGGAGCTTAATGCGGACCTTTCCAAACTGGAAGAACAGGAACAGATTCTTGAAGATTCAGCAAAAGGCTATGACAGTCTTTCGTATGAAATCCGTGGTTTGAAATCTTCCAGGGATGGTCTGGTTAGCAAGGCGAATGAATGGTTAAGAGCCAGACAAAAATTTATTTCTGATACAGTTTCTGAACTTATGTTAAAAAAATCAGAAAAGGAATCAAGCATTCGTATTATTGGAATGGAACTGGGCAACCACATAAGGGAAGCACAACAGGCAAAAGCTGACTTGGATAGAGCCAGACAGGACTATCCGAGAATCAAAGAAATGGAGTTGGATGATTCTGAACTGAAAGCTATTGAAGCTGAAACATTCAATGATTCTGATACCATTTGCTCCACCTGCGGACAGGAACTGCCAGAAGAACAGATTTCCGAATTGAGAGCTTCCTTTGAAGAAAAAAAGAAAGCCAGAATTGAAGCACAGTTGAAAATAAAAGAATCCTTTGAATCGGAGAAGCAGGAAAAGCTTAAATATGTCTGCGACCTTGGAAATACTTCCGCTGCAAAATTAAAGAAAACTAACGAGGAAATCAACAAATTACAGTCGGAAATCAGTGAGGCACAGGATGAAGTTGCTGAACTCACTAAGCAGATTGAGGAAGAACAGTCCAAATTTACGGAGCTTCCAGAATCTGTAGATATGACAAATGATGAAGAATATCTTGCGGTTACAGCGAGAATTGCAGAACTTGAAGAGAAAATGAAATCATTTGATGATGTTCCTGGAAAGAAACAGGAATTGAGAATGCAGATCAGCAATGTTATGAAACAGATTTCCAATGTGAATGCAGACATTAAGATTGCACAGGCAGCAGTCACAGAGAAAGAAAAGCGAGTGGCCGAACTGAATGAGAAACTGAAAAGCCTTGGACAGTTTCAAGCTGATATTGAAAAGAACATTGATACCGTTCTTAACTTCTCAATCCAGAAGAATAAGGCACTGGCAGAGAAAATCAATCCATTTTTCCATCATTTTCAGTTCAGCTTCCTTGATTACACGATTGATGGAAATCCAGTGGAAACTTGCAAGATGATCTGTAATGGAGTGAATTACTTTGATGGTTTGAATTATTCTGACAAAATCTTGTGTGACATTGATTTGCTTAGAGGTTTACAGGCTTTGAACAGTTTGAATTTGCCGATTTTTGTTGATAATTCGGAGTCGATTAACCAAACCAGACTTCCTAATATTGAGCAGCAGATGATTGTCCTAAGAGTGACGGATGATGATTTGAGAGTGAGAAAAATCTAAATAAAAATCAAAAAGCATAGGTGTCGTTGCATGGCAATGAAAGTTGCCATTATACCAAAATATATGACTGTAAAGAACAAAAAAAGAAAGAACAAGACAGTATAAAACATCTTTCGTTGCTATACACAGGCACCTATGAAGAAACAGGAGGGGAAAATGCCAACAGCAACATGGGGAAAACATTTTTTCAAGGCAGATGCGACAAAATGTGCGTCTGAAATCATGGAAATTTGCGATCAGATGGAATCTGCTACACCACAACAGATTCTTGAGAAAGCAAGGGACGAAAGTACAGAATTACATAAGTGCTTCACATGGGATGATTCCATAGCGGCTGAAAAATACAGAATCCACGAAGCCAGACAGATTGTTTGTCAGTTAAAAATCGTGGAACAGGATATTGACAACAAGCCAAAACCGACAGCAATTCGAGTGTTTTACAAAACAGATGGCAAAAGCGGATATAAGCCAACACAGCTTATTTTAAAACAGCCAGATGAATACGAAGCACTTTTAGAGCGTTGTCGAAATGAACTTCTTTCGGTGAAGCAGAAATACCAGAATATTTCCGAATACGAAGAGGTTTGGGAATTGATTAATTAAACATGAATGCCGCTACTGTGCCGATATGCCTGCAAGAGTGGGAACATAATGCAGAACACGACATAACAGGGCACTACAGAACAAGACAGAAAAGAACGTTACACCTTATTCTTGCTGGCTTATGAGTGCAGTAGCGGCGAAATTCCTACGTTGATATGCCTGTAAAATCGACAGGAAAAATAAGATATAACATCAAAGTAAAGTACAGTACATCATAATTACCTATTTTACAGGTTTATGAGCGTAGGAAACCACAGCATTTATCAGTCTGCATAAGCGGAAGTATAACACAGCGCAAGATAGAATATGAAATTACAGTAAATAACAGCACAAAATACTCGTTTATGATTTCTCACTTATGCAGAGCGATGAGTGTTGTGAACACTTACTATAGGATAAAAAAACATAGAACAGGAAATAATAGCATATTACAAAACAATACAACACAACACTTCAACTGAGGACTGTTTTATAGGCGGTATAACCGTCATAACAGAACACTACAGCATAGCACAACGCAAGACAAAACACTACAGTACAAGACAATATGACTTTTATATCGCCTGCAAAGCAGTCCTCCGAAATTGAATGTTGGGTAGGTGGCGTGAAATCGCCATAGCAAATAATATCATAGCACAGAATATAACACGAAAGAACAACATAGGACACTTCATGCTACCTACCGAGTGTTCAACTCAACCAAATGTATTTAGTTGGCAGTAGAAACTGTCATAATAGGAAACCATAAAATCTTATATGAGAGAACAAAATAATACAGTAAACAATAGCACAACACAAGACAAGCTTTCTACTGCTTGCTAAGTACATTTGGAGTTTGCACAAAGATTCAAGCGGATTAGTTTCGCATAATAATATAGCAAAGAACAGCCCAAAACAGGATAGAACAAAATAGAACACTAATTATTTGTTGCGAATTAGTCTGTTTGAGTGTTTGTACAAACAAAAACTATAAATCAAATCATTTATTTTAGGAGGAAAGCAACATGGCAAAAGCAAAGAAAGATTCATTTACAATTGAAACTTTATCAACAACAACTGTAAAAATGGAGCTGATTGGAGATACACCTCTCATTCTTCATGCAAAAAGCAGATATTACGAGATGTCAGAGTGTTGGAAACAGAACCATGACAAAGGATCTAAAATGCCAGAAATCTATAGCCAGGGGAAAAATTTATGGGAGGGATTGATTACAGGTATTCATTGGGAAAAACCAATTGAATATCATGACGAAAATATTATGTTATACACAGAGGAAGAATGGAAACATTATATGGAAACCAACCGTCCGTGTATTTTGGCACAGGCATTTAAGAAATCATTCAAAGAAAGTTTTGTAACATTCTTAAAGGAAAGCACTGGAAAGAATGGAACAGATATCACAAGAGCATTATCAGTTGATGAATTTATACACCCTATTAAATTTGCTTCAGTACATGTTGAAAGTTCAATCGTCCCAACTAAAGGGGTGGGAGGCTCTTCAGTTGTTTGCAATGCAAATGTATTTGAAAACTGGTCGACAGAAATTACTATATCTTGTCCAGACGCAGTTTTCCCAGTTGAGACAATTATTCAACTCATTGAAACAACTGGAAAATACATTGGAATTGGATCTCAGAGAGCAAACGGATACGGAAGATATCACATCAACCCGGACAATGTAACTATCATTTAATTAGGTAACTATCGGTGGCATATGAATCCGGGTGAATGCCCGGAAATCACAACAGGATATAAAATTCCAATAAAGCAAATAACAGGACAGGACACAACACTTCATCCTGTTTCATATGTCACTGAGCATATAAATAAAGAAAAGGAGAATTAAAATGACAGAAAACACACAGGTAGCAAATTTTAACACACAGCTTTCCTACTACACAAATCGTTATGTTGATTTAATGGAAAGAGATTTAACTTCAAGAGGAATGGAATTTGATTCCTACTCAAAGGATTGCGTAGTGGCAGCAATGGGATCTATTTTCCAGATGGTGCATGAGAGTGGAGTGAGTTTTGAAGCAATTAATGGCTCTAACCTTAAATTCATTCTGAGCAAAGTAGCAGCGTTAAAACTGAACGCAAACGCACAGCCGAGAGAGTGTTATTTCCAAATCAGAAACGTAAACATAGCGGCGAAAGGGCAGAAACCTCAGTGGGAGAAGAAAATCGAATTTGCGATTGAGGGCGATGGAAATGACGCTCTTGTAAGTAGATATGGTGTCGATGTAGCTAAAGTATTCCCGTACTGGAAAGTCAGAGAAGGTGATAAGTATATCCCACCAAGACATAAGGGTGTGGAAATCACACCGCCAGAATGGGAAGAGTCTGGTGTAGGTAAGGTAGTGCGTATCGTATATCCGATTCAGTATAAGGACGGACATATTGAATATCTTTCTTGCGAAAGAGCAGATGTACTGAAGAATCTTGCAGCACACATCAAGAACAATCTCCAGAATGAAACGTTTGGAATTTGTGCGGACAGATATAAAGCTACAGATTCGCAGAAAGCTCAAATTGAAGAAAAGAAGAAAGAGATCATGAAAAAGGTCGCTGACATTGGAGAACTGGAAGCAATCATTGATTGTGAGGAATTAAGACCGTATATTTCACCGTCTTATTATGAAACACAATCCAGAGAATCAATGATTATTCGTAAGATGCGAAACAACATTATGAAGTCTATTCCTAAGAGATGGGACAATCCAGTGCAGGCTTACGAATACAACATGATGGATGCCACATACAGAGAAGTGCAGGAAGAAATCGAGCAGAACGCCAATGCAGAAGAATTTATCCCAGACAAGCCAGCGGCAATCGAAGAACAGCCTAAACAGCCAACAGTCGCAGAAGTTGTAAAGACCGCCGAGAAAGAACCAGTCCCGGCAGCAGAGCCAGTGGAAACAGAAATTCCGTCATTTATGAGCCAGGAGGAAATGTAGAATGAAAAAGAAATTGATTATTGTGGTAGCAGTAACAGCTTGTGTATCAATCACAGGCTGTACTGCAAGATTTGACAGAGAAGTAAAATCTTTTTCAAGTAATTGGAACGGTGGTCTGAACCGTACCGTAACTGTTTACGATTACAACGGCGGTAAAATCAAGTCCTGGTCTGGAAAGTTCGATGTTTCCGAATCTGAAAATGAAGTTTATTTTGACGATTCGGACGGAAAGAGAGTTATTATCCACGGCGGTATTGTCGTAAATGAGGAAAACTGACATGAGTAGCAGTGTAATTGAAACAATTAAAGAAGTTGTAAGCAATATGAACAGCGGACTTTATGATTTCACGGTAGATGGGAAATGTTCAGAATGCGGTTCGTGTTGTTCAAATTTTCTGCCGATATCATCAAAGGAAATCAAGCATATCAAGTGGTATATTTGCAAACACCATATCAAGGAATGCAGACATAATTTCACTGCTTCTTTAATGGACTTAACCTGTCCGTTTCTGATGGATGATAAGGCAAAAGAAAAATGTGCAATCTATCCTGTTAGGCCGGAGATATGCAAATCATTTGTCTGCAATGACCCACAGGGAGCCAGAAAGAACAAAGCTTTAATGCATAAAAAATATAAACCTGTTGATATTAGAAAAACGTTTTTCGTGGGAGAATGAAATATACAATCAGAAAGCGAGGTGATGAAGTATGAAGAGAGTAGATAGAGAGAAGGACTGGGAACAGATAATAACAATTGAACTTTCGTTGAAGGAACTCAAGTTAATACGAGACAGCATGCGCAAAGTAAGCTATTCGGAATTAGAGAGTCTAAATAGAGGGAAGGACATTCCATATGCTTACTCTGATTTAGAGAAGTCAATAGATGAAGCTGATGATATCTTAGACGCATAAATGCAATACACGGAAAGCGAGGTGATGAAAAATGTTCATGCGAGTAGTAAACACAGGAAGCACCCATGGGAACTGCTATGTTTTGAAATCGAACAACGGAGAAGTGCTTCTTCTGGACTGTGGATGCAGATACAAAGACATTCTGAAAGCTATTGATTACAGAACAAGTGATGTTTCTGGCGTATTGCTTAGTCATGAGCATGGAGATCACATCAAATCATTTCGAGAACTGATGAATGCCGGTATTCAGATTTATACCAATGATGAAACCGTGGAACATCTGCAAATCATCACTGGCGAATTAATGAAAGGCGTTCCAGAGAAAAGACCGTTTCGGGTTGGTTCGTTCACTGTAATACCGTTCTATTTGCCGCATACTACAAGAGATAAGGATACAGGGCAACTTATTCCGTGCTTCAACTATGGTTATATCGTGGAGCATGAAGAGATGGGAAAGCTTTTGTACATGACAGACTTTGAGTTTTGCCGATACAATTTCAAGGCAATGCGACTGAACCACTTAGTTATTGAGTGCAACTATTGTAAAGAATTGGTTGACAAAACAGCTGAAAATTACACGCACAGGCTTAAAGGGCATTGTTCCTTAGATACTTGCAAAAGCTTAGTAAATACGAACCATACGGCAGCTTTACGGACGGTAACATTGGTGCATTTGAGTAATGAAGCAGCTGACCCGGAACAGATTTTGAAGGAGATAAAAGAAGCGGTGGTTTGGGATGATGCGCTGGTGCAGATTGCCAGACCTGGACTTGAAGTTAATTTGGACTTATGTCCGTTTTGAAAGGAGAAAATTAATGCAAAGAAAATTCAAAAATTATGTAATTAAAGGACAGGAGCATGTAGACCGCAAAACAGGAAAAACAATTCCTTCACCTAGTGTATGGCGTTCAGTAAAAGATGCGCTTCCAGAAACTCCAACTGATGATACTGCATGTTTGTATTATGTAAAGTTGGAAAACTCTGAAAAAATCATCATGCTTGCATATGCTGGAAATGGCGAATGGACTGACACAGAAGGAAAAGAATACAAAGGCGTAGAGACATGGCTTGAATATATGCCAAAAGAACATCCGATAGTCGAAAGAAAAACTTTCTTAAATGAAGATATTTTGAAAGCTATTGTTTCTGATTATATGGAAAAAGCTGAAGGAGTTACGGTTAATACAAATAATGTATTTTTTAAAGTAGGAAGAAAATCTGTCTGCTATGGAATGAGTGAACATGAGGAATTGGTATTTATTGGATGTGATGTGATAGCTATGGAGGAAAAATAACACATGAAAATCTTCTTAAAAACACTTGACAAACTGAAAAAGTCAGAACCTTCTGAACAGGAATGCAAGTATGATAAAGGTTGGAATGATGCAATCAAGAAAGTTGAAGAACTGATCTGCTCATACAGTCCTGCGGATATGTGGTTTCCAACAGATTTAATTTTGCCGCCAGAACCAAACAAGGAAGAAAACCCGGGAGACTGGAAAGAATATGCAGTTACAATTAAGGGAGCTATTTCCCCAACAAGTCTTACATATTTAGGGGACGGTAAATGGGGAAGCGTAGAAGCATATGGTTTTGCGTATTACCCAGTCATTGCATGGCAGCCAATGCCACCAGCCTACAAACCAGGGAGGTAACACCATTGGAAATTACAATCGGAATTTGTGCAGAGGAAATCAAAGAAATCCTTGTTGAGCACATCAAGACAAAAGGAATTGACGTAACGGAAGATGATATTTCCTTTGTTATCGGGAAAGAAGAAATCGTAACAGGGAATACAAAGAAAATAAAACACGCACTTATCAGATGCGACATTCAGATTGAGAGGTGATTGTATGGGATTTAATGTAGTTGTATTATCCGGGCGGCTGACAGCTGACCCGGAAATACGAATGGGAACTAACGACACTAAGATTGCCAGATACACATTGGCTGTCGATAGGGAAAAAAGAAAGAATGCGGAGCAAAAAGCCGACTTTATACCATGCGTAGCACTTGGGCATAATGCAGAATTTGTTGAAAAATTTCTGCGAAAAGGCATGAAAATCAATGTCAAAGGGAAATGGCAGACTGGAAGCTATACGAACCGAAACGGAGAAAAAGTATACACAAATGACTGTTTCGTTGAATCACATGATTTTGCAGAAAACAAGAGCCAGTCACCACAAACACAGGAAACAGACACACGACCAGTACCGCCGCCAGAACCTAGTTTCATGGATGTGCCGGACTTAGGCGGTATGGAAGATGAATTTCCATTTAGTTAAGGAGTGATTAAATGGTACAAACAGGACAGATTATTTATTTTAGCAATCAGAAAATGATGTGCTTTGATGTTGAATCTATTGAGGATATTACTGAACCGACAGAACAAATAGAAACTACATCGGTTTATGGCGAGACAAGAACGTATGCGCCGGCAATAATGAATCCAACAACTCTTTACGTTACTGGAAAGGAAATTGTAAAACTTGACCCAACAACCATGAAACGTATTGCCAGATACAATCTTGAAGAAGAGAACGCAGCGCTGCTTAAAGAAATCGAAGAACGTAAAAAGGTAATTGCAAATCTTGAGCAAAAAGAAGATGTTTTACACGACAGGTATAGAAAAGCAATAGCTACATTTAAAGAAATAATGGAAAATGGTTGCTATGATGATGGCGAAGATGAGGATGAAGATGAATGGAAGTGATTAAATGAAACCAGTTTTAGAAACAAAATCTACATACAAAGGTTATTCATATGTAGTCCTGTTTATGCCTGGAGCATACAGATGCGGATATGTTGGAGTGCCTTACAACCATAAGTTAGCAAAGAAAAGTGTTGATGATTTAGGTTATCTTGACTGTCATGGTGGAGTTACTTATTCAGAACCATTTCTACACGATTGTGACGATGATGATATATGGTGGATTGGATTTGACTGCGCTCATTGTTTCGATGGTTATGATATTGAGACAGCAGAACAGTATTTCGGGGAAGAACCAGGCTTCAAAAAATGCTTAAAATAATGGGAGATTGCTGGCGAGAATTAAATAAAGATCCAGATTGCAAAATTCGTTCACTTGCCTATGTTAAAGATGAATGCAAGAAACTAATTGACCAGATTGAAAAAGGGTGATTCCGGTTGGATTATAAAAAAATTAGACAGGCAAAAGCTATTGAAGCAACGAACAGAAAAAGGCTTCTAAAAATCAATCCGAAACTTGACGATGGGAGCGGAATATATTTTTTAACCAGAACTGATGAAAATAAAATCCCATACTTTTATATAGGTCAGGCGGTACATATAATTCAGAGGATGTGTTCACACCTTACTGGGTATCAGCACATTGATTTATCAATAAAGAAAAGGGGATTTTACAGCGAAGAAAATCCTTTTGGGTGGAAAATAAATTTTATCCATTATCCTGTCGAACAGCTTGATAAAATGGAACAATACTGGATATTGGAGTACACCAAAAAAGGATATCAATGCAGATATAATAAAACCTCTGGGAGCCAAGGAGAAGGAAAAGAAAAAATCAATGAATTTCGCCCAGCAAAAGGTTATAGAGATGGACTTCAACAAGGCAAGAAAACCCTTGCAAGAGAATTAAAACACATCATTGATACTCACTTAAATGTATCAATCAGACCAGAAAAAGCAAATAACAAAGTATCTATTAAGGCGTTGGAAAAATTTAACGACTTACTCAATGAAGAAAATTATCACTGATTCTAACACACCAGTAGTTCTACTGGCTAAATTCCAAAGATAAAAAAATAATCAATAAAGGAAGTTGATTAAAATAAAAATCAGATTAATTGATGTTGATGGGCATAATTTTCCAAACATTCCACTGATGAAAATATCAGCATATCACAAGAAAAACGGTGATGATGTGGGCTGGTATAACCCTTTGATTGATTGGCAAGCCCCCCCAGATAAGGTTTTTATGAGTAAAGTTTTCACTTTTACGCCAGACTATCAATATCCTGTAAATGGAAAAGAAATTATCAAAGGTGGAACTGGATACAATTACCCCTCTGGTGGTGAAAAACTGTCAGAAGAAATTGAACATATTTATCCAGATTACAAGTTATATCCGCAGTTTAAAAATACCGCTTATGGATTTTTGACACGGGGATGCCCTAGAGGGTGTGACTTCTGCATAGTTAAAGATAAAGAGGGCAGAAAAAGTGTAAAGGTTGCTGATTTGAATGAGTTTTGGGACGGACAGAAAAATATTGTCTTACTTGATCCAAATATGTTCGCCTGTAAAGACTGGAAAGATTTGTCTCGCCAATTAATTAATTCAAAAGCATGGGTAGATTTTTCACAAGGGTGCGATATTCGGATTATGGGCGCTGAAAAAGCGGAATACCTAAAGCAAATAAAAGTAAAACAAGTTCACTTTGCTTGGGATCGTTATGAAGACAAAAATATTATTATTCCTAAATTTAAAGAATTAAAAGAAATACTGGGATGGGACAAAAGAAAATTACCAGTTTATGTTTTGACAAATTTTAATACTACTTTTGAACAAGATTTAGAAAGAGTATATCTTCTTAAAGATTTAGGATACTGGCCGTATGTAATGATTTATAACAAGCAAAACACAAAGCCATCTGATTTAGTCAGAAAATTGCAAAGATGGGTAAATAACAGAACTATATTTGAAAGTTGTAAAAGTTTTGAAGAATATAACAAGAAAGGAGAATAATTGTGTCAGAAAACACAAACGAATGCGTAATTGAATGGATTCCAGGAAGAGATTATGTAGGGCTTACTGCTAAGAATGGGAGTTCCTGGAAGAACAGATGTGAGGAATTAGAAAAGAAATTTCCAGATGATGTGAAAATTCTTGCCAGAAATAACGATGGATCTATTTTCGCTCACTTGCCGTATTCCTACATTAAAATCAATCCACCAAGAAAATATTCCGATGAAGCGAAAGAGAAGGCTGCGGAAAGATTAAATAAAATGCGTGCAGAAAAAAGTAATACTGCGGAAGAAGATCCGTTTTGCCTATGAATTACCGTCAGAGAAAATATAATGAGAGACAATCTGCCAGAAACGATATTTACAGTTTTCTTGTCAAGTATTTTGAGAAACACGGATATATGCCTTCTTATGAAGAAATTATGAATGGAACAGACCTTACAAAGTGTACCGTCCAGAGACATATGCGGCAATTGGAGATGGATTCTCTGATTGCCACAGAACATCCGGGAATATCGAGAGCATACCGTTTGACGGAATACAGATACGAAAGGGAAAAATATGGGAAGCAAATTAAAGATGAAAGCACCAAAGAAAAATAGGGTGCTGGCTTGTGACAATCAAATGTCACAGGCATTCGCCAGAGCCATGCAGAACTCACGTAAAGAGTTGGAAATCATGCAAGATCAAGCCTATAACGATGGATTCAATACTGGTGATGACTGGGCGAATACGATCAATTCCGTAACTATGATGTTGGCATTAAGAAAACTGCATGGATTTTCAACCAAAAGGCTTTTAGACGTAATCAATTGTGCAAATGAGTTTGTGGGACAAGCGAACCGTGGCGAAAGAAGCTTTATGAGCATGATTGAGGAATTGGAATCTGAAACAGATGTAAGAATCCCAGATTTGAATAAAGAATTGGTTAGAAGATTTGGAGTGTAAATATTATGGATTTAGAACAAAAAGCAATTAAAAGAATACAATTTGCATCTGAATTATCTTTAAAACATTATAATAAGCCACTTGTATGCACATATTCTGGAGGGAAAGATTCTGACGTGATGTTAGAACTCTTTCGTAGGGCGGGCATACCATTTGAGGTGCACAATAGTCACACCACGGCAGATGCGCCGCAAACTGTGCGGCACATACGAAAAGTATTTAAAAGTCTGGAGGAAAAAGGAATTAAATGCGAAATAGAAATGCCGAAGTATAAAGGCGAACATATCACGATGTGGAAACTGATTCCATTAAAATTGATGCCACCAACAAGACAAGTTCGCTACTGCTGTCAAGTCCTTAAAGAAACAGGGTGTGCAAATAGATATATTGCTACTGGCGTGAGATGGGCCGAAAGCAGGCAGAGAAAAGAAAGAGAAGAATTTGAAAAAATTGGTGCGACAAAGGCAACTAAAGAAAAATTCACATCAATTATGCTAATGAACGACAATGACGCCAATCGTAGAATGAACGAACTTTGTATGCAGAAAAACAAAATGGTTGTCAATCCAATCATTGACTGGGAAGAATCAGATATATGGGATTTTATTAATTCAGAGCATATAGAAACCTGTGATTTGTACAAATGTGGATATAATCGGGTTGGTTGTATCGGTTGTCCGCTTACGTCAAAGAAACGGAGGGAAAAAGAAATGTATGATTTTCCAAAGTACAAGCAAGCCTATATACGTGCTTTTGACAGAATGATTGAGGAACGCAAGCGGCGCGGAAAAGATGCGAAGTGGAGTTGTGGCGAAGAAGTTTATCTATGGTGGATGCAAGACAATAATGTAGTTGGCCAGATGGAATTGTCTGATTTTATTGAATATTGAGAAATCATGGAGGACTGCACAATAGCGTGTCAGTTGCTTACATGGGGAAAGTGAGGATGGAAATGGGAAAATTAAATCCGATAAGTAAAGATGATTTAAAAGTCGGAGACGTGGTTGGAATTGCAAGAGAAGTGTGGAGTGGATTTGGATCAGGGTTTAGACACGTCATGGTGTATCCTACGAAGATCATTCGTATAACTCCTAAACGAACTAAAATTGAAACCGACAAGTTTGGGGAGCACGATAAAAATGAAGTGTTTTATAAATATGATTCCGATGCCATAAAAGAAAGTGAAATGGCAAAGAAATTTAAGGAAATCAAAGAAGGCGTATATGCTATTGAAGATTTTAAGTCGAAACGTGGGCTGAGAACAATCAAAGATGAAGATTTAGATACACTGTCAGAGCATATTAATGCAGTTGCAGAAATTTTGAGAAGATATGGAAAGTGAGGACGCAATGACAGAGCAGGAAAAGAAGGAACTTCTGGACGAGCTGGAAAAACGTATTGACGAAAAATACAAAGGTTGCCTTACCAGAGAAGATGTTGCAACCACATTAAAAGTACCGAGAGAAAAGTGGTTTAGAGATAAGAATGGGAACAGAAGAAGTTCTCTGATGATGGATGCTTTTGATTCTTCTATTATCTCATGGCAGGTCTGGGAAACAGTCAGAAAATTGACTTGCGTTATCTGTGGCAAGCAGTATGTTAGACAGCTTGCAAATGTAGAGAATGCGGATGAGGTTGCAGAGAAACTTTGCCAGTTCGTTTATGATTTGAAGATGGATTTTAAGAAACAGGAGGACATAAAATGTTAATCAGAAGTCAGGATAAAACAGCATTGGTAAAGTTTGAAAACATTGTAGTTAATCTAAAACTCCCAGATTCATTGAATGTTATATGTTGGAGTTTGCAGAATGCACAGAGAGGTGGAGGATATTTTATTTTAGGAAAATATTCCACCAAAGCAAAAGCCATGAAAGTACTGGATATGATTCAGGATGCATACATGGAATACAAATCTGGCGAAATTGTTGGCAACGGGCTGGCGGGATCAGCATATACAGGAAGCTATGATACAAAAGAAAGCGTGGCGCATGGAATTGCTGTATTAAAAGGCTATGGAAATGAGATAAGAAAATCAATTCTGTTTCAGATGCCAAAAGATTCGGAGGTGGAAGCATGAAGTATAAATGCGTGAAAGCGTTCACGTTAGATACATACGATGGTGATGGATTTTACGTTGACGGATACATGGAAATTGAGGTTGGCGAAGTTTACGAAGTAGGAAATGAAAAAATTATTGATGGAGAAATCCATCTTGACGGAGTAAATGTTAACAGATGGATTGAGATATCACAAGAAAAACTAAATGAGCATTTTGAAGAGGTGGTTGTATGAGCAGAGTACGAACCAGATTAGAACAATACAAAGCTGAGATAGAAAAGAAATCACAGTATAAGCATGGGCTTCCAGGGAGTGCGCTGGATATCGTAAATAGTCTTCTGGACGATCTGGAACAGGACGAGAAAGAAAAAGGGTGGATTCCGGTAAAATATCATCAGATATCAGAAAAAGAACGTGCGGAAGAATCCATATCAACTGATATACAGTATATGCTTGACTGCAAAATGCCAGATGACGGACAAGAAATATTGGTTACTAACGGAGAAACAACATGGCAAGATACAAGCTTTATTGATTGTGACGGATATTATCTTGATAGCAATTATGATTGGATTGAGATTACGGCATGGCGACCACTTCCAGAGCCATACAAGGAGGGCTGAGGAATGCGGTTAATCGACACAGATAAATTAAAAAAAGATATACTGCTTCAAAATATCTTAGGAGAACCAATACAGAAGATTATAGACAGATATATACATATTGTTGACGAGCAGCCGACAGCTTTTGATGTGGATAAGGTTGTGGAACAATTAGAGAATTATTTATTTGAAAAATATTGCATAGAAGAAGATACAATAATTGATGAAATTATAAAAGGCGGTGAAACTGAATGAGTAGACTGATTGATGCTGACGAATTAATTAAATACATCAAAATTTGGGAAATTGGAACAAGTATTAGTTCCGACCAGAAAGAGTTTATTGATTGTGTCAATGAGCAACCGACAGTTTTTGATGTGGATAAGGCTATTAGCGAATTGGAAAGAGATAAATTCATTGAATCAGAATGTATTTTATCTGATGTGCATCAAGGATACAATGCTGGACTGAGCAGGGCAATCGAAATCGTGAAAGGCGGTGGAGTTGAATGAGCAAATCAGTATTAGTGATTGACACGCCAGAAAATTGTTATGGCTGCCCGTTCGGAACTGAATATTGTGGAAATCTTGAATATGAGGGATGCTGTGAATTAGCTGACTGTTTATATTATGATGCAATTCTGATGACAGAAGAACATTATGATTGCGAAAGCAAATCAAGACCTGATTGGTGTCCGCTTATGGATTTGCCAGAAAAAGACAATGGAGATTATCCGGCTAATACGTCTGATTCTGGCTTTGCAGAGGGCTGGAATCAGTGTATTGATGAGATTACAGGAGGAAATTATGATGATTGATTTAACTGGAAAAAGCGTATTCGTAAAAACGCAGGAAGAGTATTTGAAAGTTCTGAAAATGGCAAAATTACAGGGATTTAAGTGGATAGGAGAAAATCATTTAAATGCACTGAATATTCCGATTCCGAATATGTTAAAATTTTACGATGACAAAAATGTAACTTATTACAGTGATGATAAGCCCTTGTATGAAGCATCCGAAATTGTTGTGTGCGAAGAAAAGATTAAGGAAGCAATAGCTCACGTTAAGTATTTTGCTGACAATAAATATAGAATGTCATTAACAGATAAAGTTATTGAATCAATGTTATTACTTGCAAATACAGTAGAAAGTCAATTGGAAGAGGTGAAGTAGATGGAGAGATTAACAAAAAGAGATTTTTCAAGAATCACATATAACGAACGCCGAAGCATTATGTGCAGTTCATATTGCGATAATTGCTCACAGGGTGCAGGAAATTGCAAAACAGTAAAGAATATGATTAAAAAACTCGCCACTTATGAAGACTTAGAAGAACAGGGCTTGCTTGTGAGATTACCGTGTCCTATTGGCACAACTGTATGGGATATATATGGCATGGGTATTCGAAAAAACGTGGTAAGCGGAATTGAATACGGAAAAGACGGCAGATGGTTTTTATGGGCGAACGAGGATGAATGGCTTGGAGAATTGAATGTTGTGGTATTCCTCACCCGTGAAGAAGCTGAAAATAAGTTGGAGGAGATGAAAAATGACAAGACCTGAGATTACAGCGAAACTATCAGCCATGCTTGAAAAGAAAATAAATCCTCAAAATGATCCACGTATTTATTGGGCGAAAGAAGTGACATTCGATTATTCGACAGATCATGCAGTAAGGGTGGATTATATGCGGTTCGCGCCGGTGAATAATAGCGTGTCCGGGATAGAAAAAGGCGATTGTTATTGCTATGAAATCAAGTCATCTGCTGAAGATTTTCATTCTGGTCATGGGCTGAATTTTGTTGGCGATTATAACTATCTGGTTATGCCGACAGATGTATATGCTGCGATATCCCTTGAAATTCCGCATTACGTAGGAATATATGTGCCAGATGGAAATGAGCTTGCATGCATCAAAAAAGCAAAGCGAAGAAATCGGACAAGGCCTGTGTCTGAAATACTTTTGATGATGTTCCGGTCTGCAAATAGAGATTGTAGAAAAGCAGTAAAACAGCTGGAGGAGATGAAGAATGATTGAAGCGATAAAAGAAATTCTTATGGCGTTGGGAACGTGCGTAGCTGGTGTTATTATTTACGGATTATTCTGCACAATAATCAACAAATTCAACAGATGGCGAAAGAATGGTTGCAAAATAAAGTGTCTATGCAAACCACATAAATACAAATTGGTTTGGTATAAGTTGGATACTGAGAAAGCTATTTTGGAATGCGAGAAATGCGGTAAAAGAAAGCAAGTATTCATTGATTACAATTCCATTAAGAAGGAATTTAATTTAGAGGATTAACATGAAACCAAAAGAAGCAAAAGACATTTTATCCGATATGAGAGATCAGCATTTATGTTTCTTGGGAAAATCAGAAATCAAAGATGAATGGCAGGAGAAATATCTCAAAGAAGCATGGGCGTGTGATTCCGGGGCAAAGGCTCTTGCTGGATTAATCACAGGGATAAAGATTGATAAAGGCATTATCACAGAAAGTATTCAGCACTACGGCAAAAACAATTAAAGTACAGTCTGCATGGAAGAATGTGCAGAGCTTATCCAGGCAATCAGTAAAGCAAAGCGTGGAAAAATCAACCGTGATAACATGATAGAAGAAATTGCAGATGTGTTGATCTGCATCGAAATGTTAAAGCAAATGTACATGATTTCTGATGAGAAAATCAATGGATGGATTGAGAAAAAACAAGCGAGAGAAGCAGAAAGGATGGAAAAGAATGAATAAGAAAGAAATCTCAGAGATAAAGAAGCAGTTTACGCCAGCAAATTGTTCCATTACACGTATTTGTGGTTGCTATGTGGATGCGGAGAAGAATAAGAAAACAAAAATTAAAGAAGCATTCCTGTCTCTTCCAGAGGAAGAAATGTTTAAGTATTTTGACATTTTCAAGAAAACTATTTCTGGCAGACTTGGAAAGAACCTTATGAACCTTGATTTTCCATTAGCACAGGAAAAAGAGGGTGGAACACAGGAATTTCTTATGCGGATCAGAGCAAGTAAGCTTAAAGATGATGAGCTTTTGGACGAGTTCTACGACAAAGTGATTGAAAATTACGATTATCACGAAAATTACTACATAGTTCTCATTCATGCAGTATATGACATTCCAGGAAAAGCTTCTGATGGAACCGAAATGCACGATGCATCAGAAGAAATTTATGAACACATTCTGTGCAGCATTTGTCCAGTAAATCTTTCAAAGGCTGGGCTTAGCTATGATGTGGCTGAAAATAACATCAAAGACAGAATTCGTGATTGGGTAGTCTCAAGACCAGAAACAGGATTCTTATTCCCTGTATTCAATGACAGAAGCACTGATATTCATGGAACCTTATATTTCAACAAAAACATAAAGAATATTCATCCAGACTTTATCGAAAACGTTCTTGGCACATCAATTCCACGTATACCTGGCAATGAGATCAATGTCTTTTCAGATTTTATTATGGATAATTTCGAAGGATGCACAACATTTAATTTCACTGAAAGCCTGGTTGAATCTTTACAGGAAGTAAGAGAACAGAAGAAAGACAGCCCAGAGATGATAACTGTATCATGCGATGAAATGGAACAGATTTTTGGATATTGCGGAGTTCCAGACGAGAAGTTATCAGATTTCAAGGAAAACTGGGAAATGTATTTCAGCAATGAGCCTGTCGCCCTTGACAATATCCATAATTCAAAAACTGCAAAAATTTTAACATCAGATGCAACAATCTGCATTCAGCCGGATAAAATTGCTCTGATTGAATTGAAAGAAATAAACGGCGTTCCATCTCTTGTAATTCCGGTAAATGGAGAGCTGAAAATCAATGGAATTGAAGTTGAATTGAGATAAACACTTTTGAAAAATCCAGGAATTGGAGGAGGCAATTACATTAATGGCTAAAGTAAGCTGGATTAAAATAGAGATTGAAATGTTTAGTAACCGAAAAATTAAGCAAATAAGGAAAATGCCAGAGGGAAACAATATTGTTCTTATTTGGGTAATGCTTTTGACAATGGCTGGCAGATGCAATTCAAACGGAATTATTTTCCTCACTGAAAATATTCCATACACAACAAAAATGCTTGCAGATGAATTGGATTTTGAGGAAAGCATTATTCAATTAGCACTAACAGTTCTGGAAAAGTTCGGGATGATTACCAGAGATTCTGAATTACTTTCTATTCCCGGCTGGGAAGAGCATCAAAGTGCAGACGAATTGGAGAAAATACGAGATCAAAACAGAAAAAGGGTCGCAGAATATCGTGAACGTCAAAAAAATAAGGCCGCATTGCTTTGCAAGAAAGACGATGTAACGTTACAGAAACGTTACAGTAACATTACTGTAACGGAACAGAATAAGAATAAAGATAAAGATTTAGAATTAGATTTAGATACAGAATTAGATAAAGATAAAGAAAAAGATATAAATGATTTAATAGTATCTAAAGATACTATTCGTCAGACTGACGTCCAACGAACCATTGATGAATGGAATACTCTGGAAGAATTCGGTATTACTCCTGTAAAAAGAATGACACCAAAACGAGAACAGGCAGTAAAAGCTAGAATCCGTCAGAACTGTGTTGAAGATATTCTGGAAGCGATTGAAAATATTCGACGCAGCACATTCCTACAAGGGCAAAATAAAAATGGCTGGATGGTTACGTTTGACTGGTTCTTAAAGCCTGGAAATTTCGCAAAAGTATTTGAAGGGCAATACGCAGACAAGTCTACGAATAGACCGTGCAGCTACATGGAGAAAATTCAAAACAGGGTAAGCGAGGTGGATAATTGGGTATGACAAGAGAAGAATGGGCGGTACTCGTAAAAGCAATGAAAGCTGTGTACACTTCTCCATCATTTCTGCCAGATCAATATGCTTTTGATACTTGGTATGGACTTTTGAAAGACCTAGATTACAAGCTTTTAAGTTTTGGATTAAAGAAATATATGCAGACTGAATGGAAAGAGCCATCAATAGCCGCATTAAGGCAATGCGCACAAAACATTGCGCCGCAGAAGGAAGAGTTGAACGAAACAGAAGCATGGGAAAAGGTATGCAAAGCTATTCAGAACTCTACATATAATGCAGAAGCAGAGTTTGATAAGCTTCCAAAAATCATTCAGAAAGCAGTATCAAGTCCGGCACAACTTAGGGAATGGGCGGTATCTGAAAATGTAGATGGTACATGGTGGAGTGTAGTTCAATCAAATTTTCAAAGGACGTATCGGGCAGAAGTGCAAAGAGAACAAGAACGAAGAAAGCTAAGCCCAGACCTTTTGAAAATTATGGATGTTGCCAAATTGGGAGGTGCGGAAAATTGCCAGATAGAAAACCATGGAGAGAATTAAAAAGCACTGAAATTATAGGCCTAAAGCGGAGACAATGCTCGAAATGCGACTATTACAGCAAAAGCGAAAATGCATGGAGTACAAATGCAACCTGTGATTATATCTTGATTGAAAAACATAGCAGAGGATGTGATCCAAGGGATTGTGTTAAAAATGGTATCTTCAAGAAGAAAGCGAGAGGAAAGTCAAGAGTAAAGCGAGTGATTCTATGAGAAAGATAAGCGAAATGTATAAAAGGTCTGGTGGTACAGCTTATCAGCATACCTGTTCAGAATGCAGATTCTTCCGTGGCAGCAAACATCCGCAGTGCCTGCAATACGAACTGGAAATTGATTGGAAACCAGATTATATAGCTTGCAAATTTTACAATCTGGAAGAATCTCAGATTGATGGACAGGTCAATATCTTTGATTTGTTGTAAAATGTGATAATTGTGCACTAAAAATTGCGTAGAATCATTAAAAAGAGAATAGCTTAGGAAATTTAGGGCATACAAAAGATAAAGGAAAACAACGTAAAAAATTAGATAATTACTTGGAGGGACATTTAATGGAAAAAGCTATATTGTATGCCATAAACGAAAGAATGTTCTCACTTGGTCTGATAGACGAGAAAACAAGAGATAAAATTAAAGCTGAAATCAGCATTAGGAAGTAACGACAATGTATTGAGTGGATTTATATGAGGTGTTATACTTTATATGATTCCACTCCCTGTTTATTAAGGGAGAAATGCACTATGAATATTTATTATGTAAGAGAAAAATTAAGAAATTGCTCTATTTACGACATTGAACTAAATGTTGCTTATTATGCCAGGGTTTCTACTGAAAAAGTTGAACAACAAGCATCCATTAAGCACCAGGAGGAACATTTTGAAGAACTGATACATTCTAACAACAGATGGAAGTTTGCAGGTTCTTACATTGATGATGGTATTTCTGGAATGCACGCAGATAAAAGAGAAGAATTTCAAAGAATGCTTAGAGATGCAAAGCTTGGAAAAATTGATATGATTATCACAAAAGAAATTTCAAGATTTGCACGAAACACTCTTGACAGCATCCAATATACCAGGGAATTGTTATCTTACGGTGTATGCGTGTGGTTCCAAAATGACGGAATTAACACTATTGATGATGATAGTGAGTTTCGACTTACTATTATGGCCGGAGTTGCGCAAGATGAAATTCGAAAGCTTTCTTCAAGAGTAAAATTCGGACACGCACAGTCAATTAAAAACGGTGTCGTGCTTGGACACAGAATGTATGGATACTCAAATAATCAAGGAAAGCTTGAACTAATCCCAGAAGAAGCAGATATGGTTCGAATGATTTTTCAAGACTATGCTTCTGGAATATCTACGCCAAGAATCGAAAAGAAGCTATGGGATATGGGATACAGAAGTTTCAAAGGCGGTAAAATCAACCGGGATGTCATAAAAAATATTATTCGGAATCCAAAATACAAAGGATACTATTGTGGCGGAAAAGTAAAGGTTGTTGATATGTTCACAAAGAAACAAGAATTTCTTCCACAGTCAGAATGGATAATGTTTAAAGACGATGGTTCCAGAGTGCCACAGATCATTGATGAAACTACCTGGGAAAAGGCAAACGCATATTTAAGAGAGCGTGGAGAAGCTATAAAATCAAGAAGAACCTCTTTTAAAAGCGAAAATATTTTCACCGGAAAACTTTTCTGCGCAAATGACGGAGCTCCGTACTGGATGAAGCAACATTATGTCAGAGGAAAAGAAGATGTTCGATGGGTATGCAGCTATAAAATAAAAAACGGAGCAGCTTCGTGTAATTCTTTCGGGCTGGCAGAATCAGAACTGAAAGAAGTAATCGCAGAATTAATAAATAAATCTTCTGAAAACATTAATAGCATTTTGGAGGAATATTTTGAAATTTTGCAGTCCTCGATAAAAAACATTCCAGACAATAAAAACGAAATCTCACGACTTGAAAAACAGATTGACCTGTTAAAACAAAAGCGTGAAAAAATACTGGAATATAATTTGGATGGCAAAATATCTGATGATGAATTTGTTTCAAGAAACAAAGAATATGTAAAACAGATAAAACAGACAGAAAGCCATATTCGAGAACTACAAAATATTAAAAGTCCAGAGCCAGCAGAAATACAATTAAGTGCTATTAAAGAACAGTTAGAAAAGTTCAAAGGCGTTACTCCACAGGACATTAACAGGCAGATTGTCAATGAACTTTTTGAGAAAATTACCGTGGAACCGTTGGCGGCTACATGTGCAACACTGACATTTCAATTAAGGTCTGGAAGCCTTGAAAAATGGGGGTTTCCCTTGCGCTGTTCTGACGATATGATTTT